GTGATCATCGCTGCCCTGCGCGAGGAGCAGCCGATGCTCGGCGAGCCGACGGCACGCCGACGCGCCGAGCTGATCGTCGAACGACTGCGGCAGGCCGGGTACGACCTGGCGCCGCTGCCGGTCGGATGGCCGAGGGACGGCGATCGGTGAAAGATCCCTTTGCCCCAATCTCGCCTGTGCAGCTGCGAGGCGCCTTCGAGGACATCATCCGGGTCGGCATGATCCGGGCTGGCTGTCCAGATCACCTGCGCGCGCCCGAGCTCGCCAGGCGCGTTGTCAACTGGATGGAACGGCAGGGCATGCGGATCCACCTGCAGCAGCTCGGCAGCACGCGACGCCCGGGCGACGGGCCGCCCGGCGCGTGACGCCGGAGCGGCTGGCGGCGACGAAGGCCAAAGTCGAGGAGCTGGCGGCCGCGCTGGCCGGCCGAACGGCGCCTGCAAAGCGGATGGCCGCGGCGCGTGCCGTCTTCCGCCGCATCCGCGCCGAGGACTTCCCGAATCGCGGCTGCCGGCTGATCTGGCGGGAGCTGTTCGCCAGCGAAATGAACCCCGCCTCGGCGGCCGATGTGACCGCCGACGACGTGAGGCGGCTAGCCGGACGGGTCGAGGAGATGCGCCGCCTGCTGGCGATGTTTCCGAAATGAACTCGGCACGTATGCGGCTCGACGGCTCTCGCTTCATCGTCGCTGTCGACGCATGAAGCGGACCGGCGCACCGTATACGGCGCCCCCGACGTCTTCCGGCGCATTGTGGCTGATATCCTCGAGCGTGCCCATTTTGCTGCTCCAACGGCCATCCGAAAGCTGCCGGGCCGCATGGGTGATCTCAACGGCGAGGCCGTTCATTCTCGCGTAGATGGCAACCTTCTCGAAGCCATCCTCGACCGAGCCGTCAACGCAGGTTTCGTAGCCAAGTGTGGCGAATGCCGCTTCAAACGCAGGTAGGGTGAGGCCGCGCGCGATGCCGCGCGGCCAATATCCCACCCCTCTCGCATCTGGCCACCACCACCGCCTGTCGTTGCCGGCCGCCCACGCGATGCAGTTGTATTTGTTCGTGCAGGGACTGGTCAGCTGATGATTGTGATCGGTGAGCCGAGGGTGCTCATGCGCCTTCCAGCTACCCGGCATATCCTCGTGCGCGTCCCCATTCCAGCCATGCAAGGCCCATCTGATGGAAATCACCCCGGATTTCGTCCGTGACTGGATCTTCTCCGGTCAGAGCCTGGAGAGCCCAGAACCACATATCAGGGTCATTCCCCTCAGCTCGCAGCTGGGCCAGGATTAGCGGCAGCGCCCTAGGCCCCATGCCGATAATGCGCTGGTAGGCGGGTTGCATCGCCATTTCTTCGATCGAGGACGTGCTGCCTCGCTCCTGGCGCCATTGATGGGCCAGCGCCTGAAAGAGAAGAGAGGCGGGGACGACGACCTCGACGGGACCGTTCGTCTTCGATCGCTCCCAGCGCGACCAAAGTCAGCGGACGGAAGGCCGATCCCTGCCGCGATACGGCGACATCTTCGGGCCCGAGCTGGTCGCCCACCATCGTCAGCTTCCACTCTGAGCAGCTATACGCGGCGACCTCCGCCACGAGTGGTGAGCTGTACTGAACAGCTTGCCCAGCCGTATCGACAAACATGGCTACTGTGCCTCTGGCTTGCGCAAGGACTTTTGGACGTGGACAAGCGCGACTTGGGGGTTGCTCTTCACGACGTAAAGGGGGTTGCCCTCCTCGTCCCATTCGCCGTCGACCCTTAGGACCTGTCCAACCACCTGCTTGACCCTGATCGTCGTTCCGTCGTCTAGCAGAAGCTCACTCCATCGCTCGGTCGACTCCTGTATCGGAACATCAACACCTTCCTTGGTGGTCCCGTCCGGCAGTGTCCACTTCACCTTGTGCGCCATGGCCAACGTCCTACCTTCCTTGGTGGTACCGGTGGTAGGAACCGCTCAGCGTCAGGCGCGATCGCGCGCGGTTATGCGGCACCCCTCTCTTTTCTAGGCATTTCCTAGCCATTCCGCAATCGGCCCCAAACGCAAAAAGGGCCGGGCCCCGCGAGGAGCCCGGCCCGGACGGCGGCTGAGATAGGGATGGGATCAGCCGGCGTCGATCTTCGCCTGCAGGCCGCGGATCAGGGCATCCATCGCCGCGCGATCGGCGTCGCTCACGTCGGGACGATTCGGCTGCTGGAGCTGGCTCCGCTGGGCGAAGAGCTGCTCGACGAAGGGGGCCAGCTGCACGCCGGCCTGCAGGGCGGCCTGGATGATGGCCGCGATCATGACGGGGGACATGGGCGTCTCCTCTCGGGATGGGTGTCTGGGTCAGCTCGCCGGCGGCTTGGCGGTCGGCGCCGGCGCTGCCGGTGCCGCCGGCGGGAAGCCGAAGACGGTCAGCAGCGCGGTGGCGTTGCCGAGCGCGGCCTGGGCCGCGGCCTGGCCGGCCGCGAGGCCGCTCGGGTCGCAGACCCTGCCGGGCGCGTTGCCGACCACGCCGGTCGCTTGGTCGCGCCAGCAATTGTCGGCGGCCGCGCCATAGGCCAGCACCAGGTCGGTGCCGGCATGGGTGGTGGCCTTGATCTGCGCCCTGACGTCCGGCTTGTCCGCGAGCAGCGGCGAGCTCTCGGCCGTCCAGGCGGCCGCGATCACCGCGCCCCAGCTCGTCTCGATCGCCTGCGCCTGCTCGCGCGGGCTGAGCGCGGTCGAGGCGCTGCTGCCGACCGGCGCCGGCGGGCCGAAGAGGTTTCGGAGGGTGTCGCAGCCCGAGAGTGAGCCGGCCAGCAGGACGGCGAGCAGCACCGCGCCGATCCGGCCGAGCACCTTGCCGTCCTGGTCGCTGACCAGGTTCTTGAGCAGGTAGGCGACCACCGCCGCGAGCGTCACCCCGCCGATCGTCTTCCAGCTCCAGGTCGACGGGTCGACGTTGCCGGCGCTGATCGCCTGCTGCGCCGAGGTCAGGATGCTGGTCAGCGCGGCCAGCACCAGGCCGCGCGCGAGGTCGGCCCAGCCGAGCCGGAAGAAGCCGGATCCGTTCATCACAGTCTCCTATCCGAGGTTGAGGGAAGCGCCGGCTAGAGGACGGAATCGTCCTCGCGGCGATCGCGGAAATAGGCGTGGATGTCGCGGCCGAGGCCCGGCTTGCTGCCCGACAGCTCGATCACGCCGTCCAGGTTGAGGACGGCGTCGTGGGCCGGGTCGTAGCCGTGGCGGATCAGGATGTCCCAGCGGCCGACATAGCGCCGCAGGTCCTTGTGGCCGTGGAAATGGTGCCGCAGGGTCGTGGCCGGCACGGCGCCGAGGTTGATGCCGCCGGCGCGCTGCGCCTTGCCCTCCCAGGAGAGCACCATCTCGCGATAGGCCGGCGTCGCCTGGCCATGGACCGAGCGCGCCCCCGCTCCGACGAGCGCCAGCGCCATGTGCCAGTCGGCCGCGCCGAGCGCCGCCCGGTCGATCAGCCCTCCGACCTGCTCGAGGAAGGAGCGCCGCGCCGCCCAGAAGAAGCCGGTGTGGCCATAGGCGTAGGCCGGGCCGTCGAGGGCCTGGATCGGCGCGCCCGTCATCCAGAGCCAGGCGAAGGACTGCACGTGGCGCAGGATCTCGCCGCTGGCGCCGAGGTCGAGCCCGTCCGACCAGGGCTGCACGATGGGGTGCGCCTCGAGCGCGTGCACGGTCTCGATGGCCCAGTCGGGCCGGTCGAGGCTGACGTCCGCGTCGGCCCAGCCGATGCGGTCGACGTGGCTCGGCACGTGGCGGAAGCCGGCGTTGAGCAGGGCCTCCTTGTGCCAGACCCAGCCGTTCGGGCCGCCGGTGCACCGGACCTGGATGTAGTCGACGTGCCGGCTGGCCTCGCGCCCCTCGGAGATCTCGAAGGGCCGGTCGCCATGGGCGAGCTCGACGGTGTGGAGCGCGACGCCGGAATCGAGCATGTGGCGCTCGAAGTCGCGGTAGAGGCGCGGGCGCGAGCGCCAGCGCATCGGGTTGGAATAGGCCGTGACGACGTGCAGCAGCGAGGCGCGCATGGGCGGCTCCCGGTGATCGGAGGTGGTCGGACCCAGACGGCGGGGATCAGCCGGCGGCGATGGCCTGCTGAAAGAGCGGCGTGTTGCGGACGGGGTCCGCGGCGCCGGCCGGCGTGTTGTACCAGCGCTTGTGATAGGCGCTGAGCGCCGCGGCATCGCCGGCGGCCGGCAGCTCCGCCGGCACGCGGCGATAGTGCAGCCGGCAGATCGCTGCGGCATAGGCGAGGTTGCTGGCGAGCTGGTCCAGCCGCTTCTGCGGCGTCATCAGCGAGCGGACCGCGGCCGCCAGGTCGGTGTGGTAGGCGATCCAGACCCAGAGATCGTCATGGGTCGCCGGCTCGCACTGCCAGAGGCCGATCGCCGGGCCGCCGCCCACCTGGTGCAGCCAGCGGCAGCCGCTCTCGGCGAGCGCGGTGCCGAGCACCAGGTTCTCGGCCGAGACGCCGCCGAGCTGCAGCACCTCGAGCGCCGGCCGCACGACGAAGCGGCGGAGCTGCGCGAGATCAATCATCGCCGTCGATCTCCTCGCCATAGAACCAGTGCGCGTCCTTGGTCGGCGGCACGCCGCCGGTGCGCTCGATCGCGGCCGCCGCGGGCTCGGCCGAAGGCGGCTCCGGCTCGAGCCGCCGATCGTCGCGGCCGAGCCGGCGCGCGGCGTAGGCGCGCAGCACCATCGCGCACCAGATGACGCTGTCGAGATGGTGCTGGCCGTCGTCGGGGTCGTGCTCCTCGCCGCCCCACCACTTCCAGGCATGGCTCATCAGGGCGCGGAAGATCCGGCCCCAGCTCATGCCCTTCTCCCAGTTGCGGTCGCCGTACTTCTCGGCGCCGATCCGGAAGACGTGGGCCGCGGCTTCCATGGCCTCCGGCGGGATCAGGTCGTAGCGCGGCTTGCCGGCATCGTGCTTGACGGCTGGCTCGACCAGCCGGCCGCGGCTCTGCATCGCCGTCACGGCAGCAGGATGGCGCGAACGACATGGAGCGCCGCCTCGAGGGTCGGCACGCGGAAGCCGGTCGCCTCCTTCACCATGCCGTGCTCGTGCGGATTGCCCTCCGGCTCCATGGCGATGACGATCGGCTTGCGCACCAGGTCGGCCCAGGCGATCTCCATCACCGTGCCGATGCTGACCGCCCTGGCGCCGAGCAGGTTGACCAGCAGCACGTCGCAGCGGGTCGCGTCCCAGCGATCGCGCGTGGTGATGCCGCGATTGGTCGACATCACGCTGTAGGGCTCGTAGGCGTCGCCGTCCGAGGTGAACTCGCCGACATGGGCGAGGTACTCCTTCGCCCGCATCGGCGACAGCGCCTCGATGTCGGGCAGCAGCGCCCGCTTCGCCGCCTCGCGCCAGTCGGTGGCGCCGGCATAGCTCAGCCCGGTGATCGGGCCGGCCAGGTAGACCGTCTTCGTCATGGAGGCCTCGAGGGCTGGCGCTATTTTCCGACCGGACGCTTGTCGAGACCCTTGTCGGCGAGGAGCTCGGCGACATCGTCGATATGCAGGCAGTCGACCATGCAGGCATAGTCGGTCCCCGGCTGCACGACTGCGATGTTCCCATTGCAGTAATCGTTGCCCGGGGTTGCGCTGTGCAGGACCCCAAACGACACGATCTTGCCGCCCTCGAGCTTCACGACCTTGTCGCCATTCTTGGCTTCGCGGCCATTTCTGTAGTGCATCTCAACTCTCCTTCGGTGCTGATAGACCTGGAAAGGTCAGGCCGTCGCCGGCGGCGTCGGCTCGCTGTCGGCCTGCTCGCTGGCCGCTGCGCCGATCTCGAACTTGGCCAGCTCGAGCGCGCCGATCATGCTGAGGGTCGTCCAGTCGCCGCCCCAGCGTGTGCGGTGAGCGCCGGCCTGGTCGACGGTGACGACGAGCAGCCCGGCGATCGCCTCGGTGCGCAGCTCCTTGACCAGGCCCTGGGCGAGCTCGACGCAGTCGGGGTGCGCCGCATAGAGGCGGCGCGGGCCGTCGCCGCTCATGCCGCGAGCTCCACCCACTTCGCTGCCGTCGCGGCGGCCCGCGGCGCCTCGACGTTGACCGGCCAGTGGCAGGTCACGCCGTGCTCGGGATGCACGAACCAGAGCGCCTGGCGCGGCGTCTCGGGCGCGGCCCGCAGCGCGAGCTTGGCGAACTCGTCGTACCCCTTGAGGCTGCCGTTGACGATGACCCGCTCGAGCGGCAGGTACTGGTGCCAGTGGCCGATGATCAGCGTGTCATAGGGCTGGCCATAGCTGGTGTTGGCGTTGCGGATCTTGAAGTCGCCGCGCAGGATCGGGCCTAGGCTGCCGATGATGCCGTCGCCGCCCTTGACCCCGAGATTGTCGCCGTGGGTCAGCAGGAATCGCCGGCCGGCCACGGAGTAATAGGCGTCGGCACCGCTCGGCACGTAGAAGCTGACCCGCTTGTCGCCCTGGAAGTGGCGCTCCAGCAGGTTGTAGAGCAGCCAATCGAAGTTGCTGTGCGCCCGCCGCTTGAATCGCGGCTTGCGGGTGTTGCGGCCGTGGTTTCCGGGCACGCATGGGACGAAGATCCTGCCGAAGGCCTCGGCCATCGATCCAAGCGCCCAGACCAGCACGCCGAACAGGTCGAGGAGGGCGGACATGGAAGGCAGCTCGTTGGTCTCGGTCAGCTCCTCGTGGATGTCGCCCGACAGCATGTCGCCGCCGAGGTTGATGACGATCCCGGGATACTCGGCGCCGACCATGTAGTGCTTCGCCAGCCGGATTGTCTTCTCGACCAGGGCGCGGGCGCGGCGTTGGGCAATCGCGATGTCGAACTCGTTGATGCCGTTGACCTCGGCCGGGACCACCACCTCGCCCCAGTGCCAGTCCGACCACATGGTGCAGGGAACGCCGGCGGTGCCGGCCTTGTGCTTGGTCGAGACCACCCAGCCCGGCGGGTCGACCGGCGCGTCGCGCAGGCCGAAAATGTGCCGCCGGACGGTCTCGGCGGTGAGGTTGTCACGATGGATCGCCTTGAGCTGCGATTCCAGCTCGCGCACCCGGTCGGTCAGCCCGGTGAGCTTGCGGGCCTGCGGATCGGCCGCCGGCGCGATCGCCTCGGTCTTCGTCTCCGGCGGCGTCCACAGGCTCCAGTCGGGCTTGAGGCCGTAGTGGCGTTCGTAGACCGAGAGGTTCTGCGACAGCGTCGGCCGGCGCAGGCCGAGCGCATCGGCCGCGACGGCGACGGCGCCGAGCTGCTTGCCGGGCGTGCCGGGCGGAGGATAGCCAGCCTTGAGGGCGCGCTCGATCGCGCGGATCCGGCGGCGAACCTCGGTCCGGCTGAGCGTGGGCTGCGCCATCAGTTGTGCACCGGGGCGGGCCGCGACTGCTCGATCAACCGGTCGAGCTGGTCGCGCATGCGCGAGATCTCGCTGGCCTCGCTGCGGATCTGCTCGGTGTGCTGGGCGCCGAGGGTCACCAAGCCGCCGAGGACGTCGATCTGCTTGGTCAGGCGCGCGTCGTTGTCGTCGACCCGCTGGCTGATCCCGCCCATCCAGTAGAAGGCCATCAGGATCGGGATGCCGAACGGTACCGCCATGAACATGCCGACGCGCCCGATCAGCGCCCAGCTGTGCTCGCGCTTCTCCGGGTCCATCTGCTCGAACACCGCCATCGCCCCTCCCCTACGCCGCCCAGCCGGCGTCCCACGCCCGCCGCAGGTCGGCGCGAGCGAACGGATTGGCATTGCGCGGCGTGCCGTCGCGGCGCGCCGCCATGCCGCGCTCGCGGGCCCGCCGGACGGTGGCGCGATAGCTCGCCGCGGCATCGACATTGGCGGCACCCGCCATGCTCTCGCCGGCGACGGCGCCGCGCAGCAGGGCGCGCGCCGCGGCCAGCCGGTGGCGATAGACCCGGTAGCTGAGGCCGAGCGCGGCCGCGGCCTCGGCCGGATCCATGACCAAGGCGACGAGCAGCGCCTGGCGGTACGGCGCCGGCAGCAGCGGGATGCGCTGCGCCACCTCGGCGAGCAGCACCGCCGCCTCGCCGGCGGCGCCGATCGCCGGCTCCGGCGCCTCCTCGAGCGCCAGCATGAGCGGCCGGCGGCCGGCATTGAGCGCGCCGTTGCGCATGATGGTGGCGAGCCAGGCGGTGAGATGCGCCGGGTCGGCGCGGCCGCAGGCGCGCACAGCGCGCTCGGCGGTGTCCTGCAGCAGGTCGGCCGCGTCGGCCGGCCGGCCGCCGGTCAGGCGCAGCGCCAGCCGGCGCAGGCCGGGCAGCGGCGCGCAGGCCTCGGCCGGCGTCACGAGCCTTCCCCGATCGCCAGCCAGTTGGCCTGCCAGTCCGTGCCGGCCGCCACGATGCAGGCCAGCCGGTCCTTCGGCCGGACCGAGACGGCCGTCCAGGTCGCCCCCCCCTGGCTGGCGAATACGATCATCAGCGCCTGTCCGCCGCCGCCGATCGCCCGCACGACGGGATGCTCGTGATAGTCGCGGTCGAGGTTCTCCGCGACGGTCCGATAGGGCGCGCAGGCCGGCGCGGCCTGGGCGCGCGCCGGATGCGAGCCGATGAGCAACGCGCCGGTGAGCAGCGCGATCGTGCCGAGGCGCATGTCGGTCCTCCGAGGGTGAGCGGACGAGGATCAGGCGGGCGGGCGGGGCAGGCCTTCGGGCCAGGCGGCGTGCAGGGCCTCCGGCGTGGCGTGCTGCGCCAGGTCGAGCGTCGCCGGGAGGTCGCGGAGCGCCTGCTTGCGGGTGGCGATGGCGCGCTTGCCGGCATGGTCGGCGCGCTCGTCGGCGCGCATGTAGGCGGTGTCGAGCTCGTCGAGCTGGCGGTCGCGGGCTTCGCGGATCCGCCCGAGATGGATGCCGCGGGCGCGTTCCATATGGACCGCGACCTTGCCGTCGGCGTGGTGCCAGGCGTCGCGGAAGACGCGGTCGGCGGGCAGCTCGGCGACGTCGCCCTCGCGCCAGGAGACGGCGGTCTCGCCGGTGCCCGCCTCCCATTTGCGGACCTCGGCCGCCATCACGGCCTGGCCGAGCGCCGCCATGCGGGCGGCGATCGCCTCGGGCGAGGGCCGCGGGTCCTGCCCGGCGGCCCAGGTCGCCACCGTGGCGTCGATCGCGTCCCAGGTCTCGTCGCTGATCTGCATGACGGCGACGGCGCCGCCGGCGCGCTCGATGATGATGCGGTGCGACATCACTGGTCTCCGGCGAAATCGACGCTGAAATCGACATCGGTCGGCGCGCCGCCGCCCCGCGCCGTCACCATGCGGCAGGATCCCGTGGCCGGCCCGGTGGCGTTGCTCTGCATCACGCTGATGCCGTTGTTGCCGTCGTAGCGGGCGGACCCCCCGTAGCGATAGGTCGTGCCCGAGAAGGCGGTCGAGAAGGTGACGGTGGTATCGCCGGTGCCGTTGTCGGTCAGGCTGCCGACGTTGTAGCTCTGGCTCAGCGTCGGCGTGCCGGCGTTCGTGACCTTGGCCCACGCCTTCATGGCGCTCGGGTGAAACTGCTGCCGGCCGGGGCAGACATAGACGTTCGTCGCCGAGGCGCTTTCCTGCTGCGCCTGGCTGGCCGCCGAGATGCCGCCGGCGAGCGCCGTGCCGTCGGCCCGCATATAGGCGGTGCAGCGCCAGTTGCCGCTGCCCTCGCTGACGAACCAGGCAACGTCGCCGGCGGCCGTGGTGATGCTGGCGCCGGTCGGCAGGATCAGGCTGGTGCCGTTGTGCGTCAGGGTGAGCGCGCCGGCGAACTGCACCGTGCGGCGCGTGCCGGCCTGCACCGTGCCGAGCCCGGTGATCGTGGTGGTGCCGGTGACCCGGACATAGTTGCCCGTCGCGGCGCCGATGTCCGTGGTGGTGGCGCTCGCGATGTCGGCACCCTTGGCCTCGTTGACGGCGCCCTGCAGCGTGCCGCCGGCGGCGGAGAGGCCTCGGCCGATCGTCCTGAAGGACGTGCCGTTGCCGACGATCCAGCAGGAATCGCCGGGGTTGAGCGCGATCGTCGTCGCGCCGTCGATCTGCTCCGTGCTGTTGGGATCGACCGTGATGACGCCGGTGCCGCTGTTGCGCACCAGCAGCATCCAGGCGTCGCCGAGCGTGGCGGCCGCGGTCAGCGACAGCGTCCAGGTGCCGGTGCAGTCGAGCAGGACGCCGTGGTCGGCGAGCAGCGCCGTGTAGTTCGCGCTCTTGGCGACCGTCATCGTCGAGGCCGCCGGCAGCACCACCAGCCAGCCGCTGTTGGCGGCGTTGCGGCGCTTCAGGACGCCGTTCGTCGTGTCGTACCAGAGCATCCCCGCGACGGTGGTCGAGGGCGCGCTGCTGCCGCTGTTGACGCTGAGGATCGCCGACAGGGCGTCGTTCAGGTCGGAGCGGAAGGCGGCGCCGGCTGCGTTCGCGAGGTTATAGTCGTGCTGCGCCATCTCAATATGCCTTCGCGAGCCAGTCGACGGTCTTGGCGACCCGGGCCGAGCTGCTGTTGCGGACGTTGTAGGCGAAGCTGGTGGCGCCGACGCTCACCAGGTCGATGTAGTCTCCGGTCGCCGCACTGCGGATCGTGAAGCCGATCCGCGGCGTGGTGCTCTTGAACGCTGCCGGGAAGGTCACGGTGGTGTCGGCCGAGCTGCTGCTGGTGCTGCTGCCGCTCTGCACCCGGTCGGGCATGTCGACGGTGACGCTGCCGGTGCTGACCGCCACGTTGAAGCTGAGGTCCGTCGTGGTCAGGTGCAGCCGGAACTGGAAGGCCCGGCAGGTGAAGTCGGCGATGACGACCGGAACCCAGGCCGACCAGGTGGGCGAGCCGGCCGGGTCGTCGTTCGTGGTCCTGACCTGCAGCTCGGCCGTGGCCTCCGCGCCGGTCGCCGATCCGTCGAAGCTCGCCCAGCTGTCGATCGGGTCGAGCCGGGCATCGATCAGGTTGCCGACGTCGAAGACCGAGACGGCCAGGTTGGCGGTCACCCGGCTCGTCTGCACGGAGCCGATATCGATCCCGGCGCTGAAGGCGTAGTAGCCCTCGCTGCTCGCGCCGTCGAGCTGCAGCACCGAGCCGCTCTTGACGGTGTTGGTCTTGCTGCCAGTCCAGCCGGTCGCCTCGGCCTGCGTCGCCACCACGTTCATCCCGAGGATGTCGGGCAGCGTGGTGGTGACGACGGCGTCGGTCGCCGAGATGTTGCCGCTGCTGTCGACGAAGCGGGCGAGGTAGCTGCCGGTCGCGGCCGCCACGCTCGCCTCGGTGGCGCTGCCCGCCACGCGGACCATGTCGATCGCCGTCGCCCAGGTGGCACCGCTGGTGGCCGGCGACCAGCGGATCTGGACGTAGCCGCCATGCAGGACGTCGAGGTCGGTGGCGCGCGACCAGCTGAGGAGCGCCTGGCCGTTACGGATGACCAGGTTGAAATTGCTGACCGTCACCGGCGGCGCGGTGAGGCCGACCAGCGTCTTGCTGACGCTCGAATAGGCCGACAGCGTGCCGAAGCTGTTGATCGCGGCGACCTGGAAGTCGTAGGTGCCGGCCGCGAGGTCGAGGATCTCGAATTCCAGGTCCTCGGTCTCGCCCGCCGTCTTCCAGGTCGAGGCAGCGTGCAGCTTGTATTGGACCCGATACCGCTTCGCGAAGCCGTCGTCGCTGGCGCCCCAGGTGATCGTGGCGAGGCTCGCCACGCCGGCGCCAGCCCGGGTCTCGACCAGCGTCTCGACCACCATCGGGGTGCCCGGCGGGTCGACGTCGAACGGGTCGTTCAGATTGGTGTCCGGCGCGGCGTCGATGACGGTCGCGTCGCCGTCGTTCCAGTCGTAGGAGGACGCCGCCTCCTCCTGGCAGACCAGGTCGACGCCGCCGCCCTCGGCGAGCGTCCACTTGATGACCCGGAAATCCTTGTCGGTCCACCCCAGCAGCGGCTCGGTGATCCCGATCACGTCCCAGGGCGCGATCGCCAGCGCGCTGAAATTGCACGGCACGGTGACCCGGATGCCCTGGCGGCTCTTCTCGAGGAAGATCTTGCCGATCCGCTGCGGCCGCACCTTGGTGCTGTCCACGGTGAAGCGCAGCGCGATGTCGCGGTAGATCGTCTCGCCGTCCTGGGCCGCATAGGTCGGGTTGGTCAGCGGCGGAAAGTCCGCGCTCTGCCAGTCGTTCCCCGGATCGGTGAAAGTCCCGCGCACGGCATTGAACAGGTCCTGCCGCGCCGGCCGCGCATCCACCGAGATCTGGTCGCGCAGCCAGGTCCGGTCGATCGTGACGGTCTTGGTCCCGGCCGCCCCGGCATAGATGCGGAACTTCCCCTGGCTGTAGACGACGGCGCCGGCCATGCAGGTGACCAGGTCCTCGAGCACGTCGAGCGGCTTCTCGTCGAGCGCGCCGACCCCGTCGCAGGTGTAGCGCGCCTGGCCCCCGACCACCTCGTCGCAGATATTAGCCGCGGCGATCACCAGCGCATCGTCGATCTCGGCATCGGAGACGCCGAACGCCGTCACCAGGTAGTCCCGGGTGCAGAGCGCCGCGTTGTTGCTCCAGGCCGTCACGCCGGTGCGCGGATCGTAGACCTTCTTGCCCTTGATCTTCGCGCGGATGTCGGGGATGCCGGAGCGGAACGTCGCCGGCTGGTTCTGCCAATAGAGCCGCGTGTAGAGATAGCAGATCCCCTGCAGGCGATGGCTGCTGTCCCATTTCGGGATCTCGCTCTGCAGGGTCGTGTCGACCGTCTGGGTCGCCGTTCCGAGGTGCTTGTTGATCAGGTAGAGCGGCGACCCGCCGGAGGCGATGAAGATCGGGTCGGTCGACAGCTTGTCGTCGAAATAGACGTCGCTGATCGAATCGCATTCATGCCCGGCGAAGGCGACGACGGTGTGGAGCGCCTGGTTGTTGCCGCCCGGGCCGCGCGCGGTCTCGGCATAGACCAGCACGCCGCCGGTGACCATCTCGCCATAGATGATCCGGCGAGCCTCAACGCTGCCCTTGATGGTCTGCGACAGGCTCGGCTTCGGCGCGGTCGGGACAACGGGCTTGCCGAACAGCAGCGAGGTGATCAGCGGCAGCAGGACGCTGGTCGCCAGCGTGATGGCGATCTCGGCGGTCGAGATGGTGACGGCGCCGATGATCGGCAGAGCGATGACGATCGGCGGCATCAGCCGATCCTGTAGGCGCGCATGGCCTCGGACATCCCCACGAAGGCGATCCCGGTGCGCTGGCCGAGGGCGGCCACCGCGGCATGGGCGCCGACGCAGACGCCGAGCGCCGGGCCGGCCACGGTCTCGACCAGCACGACGTCGCCGCGGCGGGCGAACTGCCATGGGATCGTCTCGATCGCGTGGCGGGCGGCGATCTTCTCGACGGCCTCAATCATGCCGCCGCCGGCGAACGCGGCGAGCGCCGCGGCCGCGCCCTCAGCGTCGTGGTAGGTGCCGCGCACCTCGGCCGCCAGGTCAACCCCCGTCATGTCCAGCACGGCCGTAGCGGCGAACAGGAGGCAGTCATGCGAGCCGTAGCCGAAGGGCGTGCGGCGCGCGGCCTCCACCGCCTGGTGCAGCCGGGCGGCCCAGTCATCTCGGCGCAGCAGCATCAGTCGACGACCTCGCCGCCCCAGTTGAGCTTCTTGTTGACGATGGCGGCGACGAACTCGAGGCCCTTGTCGCCGGGGAAGAGCTGCTGCTGGTCCTCGTTGGTGTAGCGCCTGACGCGCGGGTTCTCCCAGTCTGCCAGATGGCTCTGCACCGACAGGGTGATCGTCGCCGTCGCGCCGAGCGCGATCGTCATGGTGTCCATCCGGCCGGAGAAGGCGAGGAACGGCGGCGAGGTCCAGAGATGCGCCACATCGAGCAGCGCCAGCCAGAGCTTCACGGAGCGGCCCTGGTAGTGACTGCCGAGCGCGAGCGCGATCATCGCCGGGTCGACGCCGGACAGCTCCAGCTGGCCGCTGTAGGGCTGCAGCTCGGCGCCTTCGCTGAGGGCGAAGATGCGGCCGAGCGCGCCGACCCCCTGGTAGGTTTCGGCGACCCCGTCGCCGTCGGCGTCGCCGGTCAGGTCGAAGGGCGCCGAGGTCAGGCGGACGACGCCCTCGGCGAAATCGAGCGCGCAGAGGATCGCCGGCCGCACGATCTCGGCCTGCGCCATGGTCAGCAGCGCGGAATCGATGGTGTGCGGCATTGGCGATCAGCCGTAGAGGGCTTCGACGGCGGAGAGGGCGAAGCCGTGGACGGCCGCCTCGGCCTCGCTCCAGGTCACGGCGGGGTCCTTCAGCATCATGATGCAGGTCGGGCTGCTGACGATGAGCGTGGCGTTGTCGGCGGGGGCGCTCCGGATCGGCGGCTCGATCGACAGGGTGGCGTTGCCGCTCCCGTCGCTGGCGGCATCGGCGGTGACCAGGTGCAGCTCCCGCCGGCCGCCGCCGCCGGCGAAGGCGATGTAGTCGCCGGCCAGCAGGATGCCGGCGATGCCGGCGGTCCAGCCGTCGGTCGCCAGGCTGTTGCCGGTCTGGCCGGCGCCGGCGACCAGCGGCGTGCCGGTCGCCACGCCGCGCGCCACCGCGCCGGTCGGGTCGCCGGCGTAGAAGCGTCCGGCCTGGCCCCGCAGGCTGACCAGGAACACCCGCCAGGCCGCCCGCTGGGCGGGGTCCTGGATTGGGGGCAGCGCGGCATCCAGCGTCCAGACGGCGCCCGGCAGCTCCTGCGTCTGGCTCCCGCCGGAGAGCGGCGAGGTGAAGAGCTGGGTCACCGAGCGCAACCCGAAGGTCGCCGTCTGGAAGGCCGGGAGCGCCGGCAGGGTTAGGATCGTCATTTACGGCGGCGCCCGACGCTCTTGCTCTCGTTTCCGCCGGCGCCGATCGCCTTGAAGACCGCGCCATAGGTCTCGCGCTGCGACTTCTTCAGCTTGTGGTCGAGCTCGGCCCGGCTGATGTCGGTGCCGCGCAGGTCGTAGTGGTTGGTCTGGTAGAGCACCATCCCGCCGAGCCCGCCGAAGCCATTGGGGATGACGGTTCCGGCGGCATCGGGCACGAACAGCTCCGGCCCCTGCTCGCCGACCAGCGACGGGACGCCGACCGGCGGCCGGCCGCCCGCGGCGAAGACGCCACCGAATCGGGTCGGGGCCCCGATCCCTCCCCCTCCTCCCCCGAGCCCGATAGCGCCGAGGAGCGAGCCGAAGATGCTGCCGAGAATGCCGCCATCGCCGCCCTTGCCGACGCCGGCGCCGGCCTCGAGCATCTGAAAGAGCAGCTTGATCACGTCCTCCAGCACGCTCTGCCAGACCTGGCCCCAGGTCTGCGCGCCAGTGATGCCGGCGGCGACCTCCTGGTTGAGGCTGGAGAAGGAGCTGGTCAGGTCGGTCGTCTTCTCGGTCGCGATGTCCGACGTCGACACCAGCGCGGCATTGCTCTCCTCGGCCGCCTGCTTCATCTCGTAGAGCTTGTCGGCATTGGCCTTGATGGCCGCCGCTTCCTCGCCCGTCAGCAAGGGGCTCTCGCGCAGCCCGGCATCGTAGTCGCGCTGCGCCGCGGCGCTGGCCCGGATCAAGGCTTCGTACTCGGCCCGCTGCTGGGAGGTCAGCGTCAGCTCGCGCTGCTCCTGCTGCAGCGTCAGCAGATATTCCTGCAGCGCCGAGGTCTCGTCGCGAATGTCAGCCGCATCCTGCGCCCGGCTGGCGCGGGCGCCGCCGGCCGCATCCGTCTTGCCGGGGATGGCCGGGTTGCTGGTGCCGCCGGGGGCGCTGTATCCGCCCATGTTCTGCAGCTGGCGCTGCAGCTCGAGATAGTCGGAGAGCTGGTCCCTGAGCGCCGCCAGGGTGTCCTTGATGTCCTGGGTCTTGTCGTATTCCGGCAGCGCCTCGAGCCGGGCGATGTTCTCCTCGAGCGACTTGATCTGGTCCGCGACGGTCGTGGCCTGCGGCGTCAGCAGCTCGGCGATGCGGGTGAGCGCCGGCGCGACCTTGGCGATCAGGGTCTGGGCCAGCTTCGACCAGGCGGACTCCATGGCGTCGATGCGGTCGGTCGCCTCCTGCGCCTGCTTGATCACGTCCTGCGACAGGACCTGGCCGCTGTTCTGCGCCTCGGCATTGAACTCGCGCATGCGCTCGCGGCCGCCGGCGAGGATCGGGTCGAGCCGCTGGCCGGCGCGTCCGAAGAGGTCGGTCTCGGCAGCGGCCCTGGCGGCCGGGTCGGGGATCTTCTCCAGCGCGTCGGCGACGTCGCCCAGCACCGATTCTGTCGAGCGGATCTTGCCCTGGGCGTCGAGCACGCCGACGCCGAGCCGGTTGAAGGCGGAAATCGCCGCCTCGTTTCCGCTGGCCGCCTCGCCGATCGTCCTGGTGAGATGGGCGACGCTGGTTTCCATCTCCTCGGCGCTGACGCCGCTCTGCCGCGCGGCGAACTGCAGCTCCTGGAGCGCATCGGTGGAGACTCCGACCTGTTGCGCGAGGTTGGTGAGCTCGCCGGCGGCCCGCAGGCTCTCCAGGCCGAAATCGATCATCTCCTTGACGCCGAGCGCGATGCCGACCTTCTCCAGCACGCCGGTCACGCTCTCGAGGCCGCCCTTCAGGTCCTCGAAGCTCTCCCGCATCCTGCGGGTCTCCTCGACCGCCTTCTTCGACCCCGCCTCGAAGGCGGCGGTGAGCAGCCGAAGGTCGACGGTGAGCGAGGCAGCCGTGGCCATGCTATAATTCCCGCCCGTTCAACCGGGCCGCGTGAGGGTGAACGATGCTTTTCTGGTTCGTGACCAGCTTGGTCATGGCGTTCGTCGTCGCGACGATCGCCGGCCGCAAGGGCCGCAGCGCGTTCGGCTGGTTCGTCGCCGCCGCGATCGTCTGGCCCATCGCGCTGATCGCCATCCTGTGCGTCGGGAAGACCGCCGCCGTTGAGCGGCGAGACGCGTTGGAAAGCGGCGAGATGCGGACCTGCCCGCACTGCGCGGAGACGATCCGCGCTGCGGCGATCGTCTGCCGCTATTGCGGAAACCAGGTCGACCGGACCCCGGGGACGGCTATGGCCGGGAGCAGGCCTTCTTGAGGTCGGCGCAGGCCTGCCGCTCGATCCGGTCCTTGCGCTTCGAGGCAGCCAGCTCCTGCCAGGCCATGTTCCAGACCGCGTCCGGGCCGCCGGCGCAGAGCGGCCAGAGATGATCGACCACCCAGCCAGGGCAGGCTCCGGTGGTCCGCTGCGTCGACGGGCAGGGATGGTCCTTGCGAAAGGCACGGACGACCGCAGGGTCGCGGGCGAACGCCGGCGCCGCGGCGAGCAGGATCAGGAGCGCGGCTGCGCCTCTCAGCATGGATGCATGCCATAGCACGGCAGTGGGGAAAGGGAACGGGGGATGATTGCAACCAAGGCGATTGGCGCTCTATGCGCGATCCTTCTGCTGTCGGCCTGCACGCAAACCCAATGGGTCAAGAGCGGGACAACATCGGCCCAGACGGACGCCGACACCAGCGCCTGCAGGCGGGTCGCCGGCCAGGACGGCTTCATCACCGTGTATCAGAACGACTACGAGCTGGCCGACGCCGAGAGCCGATTCCGGGACTGCATGAAGGGCCGCGGCTACGCCGACCAGGGTCACTAGAGGCATGGCGGAAGGGGTGGGATTTGAACCCACGGACCGTGGTTAGGCCTCCGGTGTTCGGGACCGGTGCAATCAGCCGCTCTGCCACCCTTCCTGGGATCACCGCCGCGGCGCCCTGCCCTTCTCCGCGTGCCGGCGGTTGTCGCAGGCCGGGCAGAGCGTCCGCAGGTTGCCGGGGTCGTCCGTTCCGCCGTCCTTGACCTCGACGATGTGGTCGACGCGCAGCCGGCCGCCCTTGTGGCCGCAGAGGACGCAGGCATGGCCGTCGCGCTCCAGCACGACCTGGCGGGTCCTTTCCCATCCGGCGGTGTGGTAGCGCGCGTGGGCCGGGTCGGCCGGCTTCTGGTAGGGGCGCCAGCCGGCGGGGCGGTGGCGGGGCGGTGCGACGGCCATCAGCGCTTCCCCTCGAACGCCTTGCGGATCTTCGCACTGAGGGAAGCCGCGGCCCGACGCTTGCGGCTTGCCGCGACCTGCTCGGCGGGCTGGACGATCTGCGGCATGAAGTCGGCCGGCGCGTAGGGATCGGCGTCCTTCGGACGATGGATGTTGGCCAGCGTGCTGGCGACGATGCCGACCGCAAGCGCCTCGGCCGGCGGGCCGAACGGCTCGATGGCCTCGTAGGCCATCCACTCCGCGAGCTCCCGGCTCGAGCAGCGGCGGAGCAGCTCGGCCACCGTAGTGCCGAGCTGCAGCGCCAGGCGGAAATAGAACCGCCGCTCGGGCCGGGTCAGGAGTTTTTTGCGAGGTCCTTGACGTCCTGCCGGGTGAGCCCGTTGAGCCGCGCCGCGGCCGTGAACAGGCGGTCGAGCGCCCGGGCCGACTTGGACCCGAGCGCGTCGGCATCCTCGTCGGCGAACAGGCGAACGCCGTTCGCGTCGACGGCGGTCAGCACCACGAGCCGGGCCCGGATGTTCTCGACGGTGCGCCCGGCGCCGGCGCCCATCATCGCCTGCTCCCAGGCGTCGCGCTCCGCGCCGGTGAAGGAGCGGATCCAGACCGAGCCGCCGCCCCACTCGGGCACGGCGACCTCGACCTTGGGCAGGTCGTCGGCGGCGAGGATCGCCTCGCGCGTCAGCACGCCGCCGCTCACTGCCAGGTGACCGGGCCGGTGACACGGAGCTTGATCGACAGCCGGATGGCGTCGTCGACCTTGCCCTTGATGCTGAACTCCTTGACGATCGCCGTGAAGCTCAGCGTCGTCGGGCCGGCGTCGGTCAGCAGCAGCCTGAAGTTGCGCCGCGTGCGGTTGTCGCGGTCGGTGCGCAGGCCGACCTGGCCGGTGTCCGACGGGATCAGGTTGGCGGTGAAGTCGAACTCGCCCTCGTCCTTCAGGCCGAGCAGGAACTCCTTGGCGGAGCTCGACAGGCTGGTGACGTCGATCTCGGCCGCGCTGCCGCCCGGGCCGTCGAACGTCATGATCTCGGCGATGGCGGAGAAGATCTCCGGCGTGGCGCCGTTCCCGCGCTGCAGGACGACGCCCTGGGTCTGCAGGGCATTCGAGGCCATCGGGGGGCTGCTCCAGATGTCAGGGATCAGGGATCGGCGGATCGGCGGCTGGCGGTCAGGCCGAGGTGCCGATGATCACGATGTCGTAGGTCACCCCGGTGGTGCCGCCGCTGTTGGCGACCTTCAGGATGTCGCCGGTCGAGGCGGTGACCGCATAGCCGGAGCCCTGCGGGTCGACCAGGAGGAAGACCCCGCCGGGACGGATGTTGATCTTGTCCGTGGTGTCGGCGACCCAGTTGACGAAGCCGTTCGACGCGGCACCGCCGACCACCACGTCGTTGGTGTTGCCCGCGGCCGCCTTGATGTAGATCGCCTTGATCTTGACGAAGGTCAGCGTGGCGCCGAAGGCGTCCGCCAGCACGCCGGCGAGGTCGAGGTTCTCCGAGCTGCTGGCGGCAATCGTGCGGGTGTCGGAGAAGACCAGGTCGGCCTGGCCGTTGCCGGTGCCCGAGGACAGCGACAGCGCGTTCTTGATCGCGTGGGCCGCGATCGGCGTGGTCAGGTCGAGCGCGGCCTGGTAGGCGGCCGCGACGTTGACGGCGATGTCGGTCTGCAGGCTCATGGGGTGCTCCCCTATTCCGAATGCCAGACGAGGAAATCGATCGAGACGCGGTGCAGCAGCTCCGGCGCCTCGTAGAGATCCCGGCGATCCTCGAAGAGGATCGAGCGGACGATGGTGGTATCGGCGGCCGCCGTGTCGCCGCGGTAGCCGTCGAGGCAGGCGCGGATCGCGGCGCCCAGCGACTTGGCGACGCCGCGCCGGTCGGCCCAGGCATCGACCTGGTAGCGCGAGCGCATCAGGTTGGACGGCCCGCGCAGATGCTGGCCCGCATCGAGGGCCGAGATCTCCTGGAAGGTCACGAAGGGCTTGGCCACGTCGCCCGGCGCGACGACGGCGTAGACGCGAACCCCGACGAGCGCGGCGACCGCCGCGTCGGCCTTCAGCCGGGCGCCCAGCGCCTCCTCGATGTCGGAGGGCGCGTTCACTTGCTGCCGGCCAGCTTGCGGAACGCAGCCTCGATGCGCGGGCCCATGTCGGCGCCGATGGCCTGTACGGCCTCGTCGCCCTTGGCGTCGAGCGCCGGGCGGGCGAAGGGCCGTGCCGGCTCGTGCCGGGTGCCGAACTCCAAGAAGCTGGCGTAATAGGCTCGGCGATTCGGGCCGATGCCGACCGCCAGCGTGGCCAGCGCCGCGTCGAGGCCGCGCTTGATGCGCACGCCGATGCTGGCGCGCAGATAGCCCGGCAGCCGCCCGGTCTTGGCATTCTTGCCCATTTTCTTCACCCGCCCGTCCTGGCGGACCGGCGCGCGCGCCTTCATCTCGTCGGCGATGATCCGGGCGCCCTTGCGCAGCGACTGCTCGGCCACCTTCCTGGCGACCTCGTCCGGCAGCTCCTTGAGGGCTTTCTCCAGGCCGTCGAAGCCGGTCAGCTTGAGGAACTCGCTCATCGCCCCATTCCCGCGCCGCGCACGGCGAGGTTGATCCGCACCAGCACGTCGTCGACGCGCACCAGGTCGGGCGCGCGGACGACGCGGTCATAGCCGCGCAGCGTGACGTGATCGCCGGCCTGCGGCGGCCAGCACCATTGCCGGGCGGTCATCTCGGTCGGCGAGATCACCAGGATGGTGTCGCCCTGGACGGCGAATCCCTCCTGGTCGGCCGGCGTGAAGCCCCGGACGATGGCCCGCAGCTCGACGGTGAGCGCCACGGTCGCGGCGCCGGGCCCGGCGGTGTCGCGGCGCAGGGTCACCGTCTCGCCGTGAACCGCGAGCTGCCGGTCGAGCGCGGCGATCGCCGCGGCCGGGGTCACAGCAGCGCCCAGGCGAGCCCGGCCAGGCCGAGCGCCAGCAGCAGGACGGCGGCGACCATGGCGCCGGTGTCGGCCGGCAGCGGCTCGTAGTCCCTGTCGCAGCGCATCAGCGGCAGGCGGCGCGCACCGCCAGGACCGTCGAGCCGGCATAGGTGCCGGCGACCACCACCTTGGCACGCAGCCGGTCGCCCAGCGCGCCGTCGAGGCAGGTGTCGTCGGTCAGCGCGCCGTCGGTGGGGGTGGCGGCCGTGGTCTTCGGCGTCAGGCCGGAAAGGTTGACGACCTTCGCGCCGCTCGCCGTGGTGAAGGTGACGCAGGCGATGTCGCACCAGCTCGCCCCCTGGTCGAAGCTGGTCTGGACGTAGACCTGGACCTTGGTGCCGCCGGAGCCGTAGGCGAGCCGCGCCAGCAGGCTGACGGCGGTGAGGCCGTCGAGGTCGTCGACGACGTCGCAGGTCACGGTGCCGGCGCCGGTGATCGCCAGGTCGCTGGCGCCGGCGTTCTGCGTCAGGGAATAGATGCCGGGCAGGTTCACAGCGGCACCCTCCGATAGTTGTCCAGCACGGCGGCGACGGTGTCGGGAATGCCGCCGGTCCCGCCGCCGGGCATGCCGATCTGGTAGGCGAAGTCGCCGACGCCGGCGACGCTCTCGCTGCGCAGCGCCGGGTCGCGGCCGCGGGCGAACCAGCGGGCCTTGACCAGGTCGAGGCAGGCGCGCTCGAGCTCGTCGGGCAGGCCGGTGACCATGACGTAGCCGCCGGTGTAGGTGACGGCGATCGGCGCCGGCGCCCAGGAGGCGCGGTTGCCGTCCGAATCGAGCCGCCAGAGCCGGCCGCTATCCTCGTCGAGCTCCCAGTCGGCCGTGGTCAGCGTGGTGCCGTCCTCGACCACCGAGGCGACCGCCGTCACCGGCGGCCGGCTGAGCAGCAGCAGCTCGACCCGCTGCACGACGCCGCCATAGGTGACCCGATGGCGTGGCGGCCGGAAGCGGTCGGTGACGGTGGCCTGCGCCAGGTCGCGGTTGCAGTAGCGCACGATGTCGCCGCTGGCCTGGCGGATGTAGCGGGCCAGCGTCTCGTCCTGGGCGGCGTCGGTCAGCAGCAGCTCCTCCCGCGCGGTCGCCAGCGTGGTCATCTCGACCGAGGCCGCGTCGGTGACGGTGACGGTGGTCCAGGGGGAGAGATTCATGCGTCCCTCGGCTCGGCCGGGCCGCCGCGGCCGCGCGGCCGGGCATGGGCGCCGGCGTCGCGCCCGGACGCCGCGTCGGCGCGGCCGCGCGGGCGTGCGCGGTGGCTCGGGCTCGGCGACCCCACCGGGGGCAGCGGCGCCGTCGAGCTGACGGCCGGCGGGAAATAGCTGGCCGCGTAGAAGCCGGCCGGGAAGAAGCCGTGCGCGAACATCAGCTCGGGTCGAGGGTGACGGCGCTGCGGTTGCCGTTGCTGTCGACCGTGGCCGCGATGCGGTTCTTCGTGTCGTTCGTGTCGCGGATGGCGATCGAGGTCGTGCCGGCGCCGGAGAGCTTTCCCGCGAGCGCCGCCAGCATCAGGCGCCACCCCTGGCGCGGGGTGCGGCCCGTCTCGATGCCGTCCGTGCGGTCGAGCAGCGCATCGGCGACGCTGTTGCGCTCGCTGCTGGTGAGCGCCATGGCAGAGCCGACGGCGGCCGGGCTGGCCGGCAGGTTGTCGGTCTTCGCCTTGATGGCGGCAATCGAGCTGTTGTCCGGCGCCGTATAGGAGCCCCCCGCCAGCCGGCTGCTGATCGCGGCGTCGATGTCAGTGACCAACAGCTTGCCGATGCTGCCGACGGTGGCGAGCGCGGAGGTCAGCGCGTCCCAGATGGCCTGCACGCCGGCGGCGGAGAGCGCGTAGCCGGTCTTGTCGGCGACGCCCTGGACCGGCCGGTTGGCGATCGAGAAATGGGCCAGCACGGCGTTGACCGTCTGGCCGTCGATCACGGCGCCGGCCACCATCACGGCATAATCGTGGCCGGCGGCGTAGAACCCGGCATCCGTGTTGTCGCTGAGATCGATGGCGCAAAGGTGGATCCCGGTGCGACCGTCGAAATCGACGGTGTCGGTGATGCCCGCGGCGCTCGCCCGTTCCGTCGTCGAGGCGTCCTTGTAGATCTTGATGCCGCCGGCGGTGGCGCGCGTGATCGAGGCACCGGACTGGCCGTTGCTGCCCCAGAGGAACCGCACGGTCGCGCCGGCGGCGAGGTCGCCCAGCCAGATCATGCCGCGAGCAGCCCTCCGACCAGGCGCGAGGCGCCAACGGGCGCATTGAGGTAGACGCCCGGCGCGACGATACGGTCATGCCGCGCGATCTTCGGCGCCGGCGAGAGCGTGACCTTCGGGTCGACATAGACCGTCTGCGACGCCTTCCCAACCTTCACCGTGCAACGGATGTCGCCGGCCTGCTGCGGGGTGAACGAGACCGACAGCACCTGAGGGCTGCCGGGGCTGCTCGCCCAGGTGGCGCCACTGGCGGTCAGCGCCGTGCCGGTGGCGAGGTTGTTGGCCTTCGTGCTGGTCGCGAACGACGCTTGCGGGCTGCTGGCGCTCCCGAGATACTCGACCTCAAGCCACACGTCGTCGTTGTTCAGCGCGCCGCTGGCGACGATCTCGACGGTGGCCGTCACGCTGCTGCCGACCGTGTCGTTCCAGATCGCGATGGGGAAGCTTTCGAAGGGAAACACCCACTTCGCGTTGGCCGTCGAGACGATCTTGTGGCTCAACGCCGTCGTGCCGTCGCTCGCCCCGCCCGAGCGGACGATGGTGGTCTCCTGGACCAGCGAGCCCTCGTAGCGATAGCGCTCTTGCCGGTAGTTCGTAGCGCCGCTGGCGCAGTTGATGACGTCGGTCGTCGGGCCGCCCTGCCCGACCGGAGTTGCCGCGACGGTAACGCTGGCCCCGAGCTTGCAGTTGATGAAGGTGAACGCCGTCGGCGGCGCGGTCGGCGCGCCGACGAGCGTCTTGCCGGAGCCGGCATTGCTCAGGTCGAGGCCGTCGCACACGATGATGCCGGCGTGCGTCGAGGAGTTGAACAGGGTCGTGGGGATCGTTCCCTGAATAGCGTTTGGCGTATTCCTCCAAAGCACGTTGTTGTTGGCGAACACGATCTTCTGGCTGGTCGAGCCGAAGGTGATCGTGGTGTTGTTGAGGATGGTCTTGAACAGGGACGTGCCGCCGGACCCGAGGTTGACCGTTGACGATGTGTTCGTGTTGTTCAGGACGAGCGCGCAGGTATCGAACTGGACCGCGCTGCTCGTGCTGCCGGAGAAGATGGTGATGTTGCCCTGCGTGCTCGAGCTGGACGCATTGAAGGTCACGCCCCAGTAGTAGGCATAGCCGGTGAACGTGATGGACGAGGCGGTGGTCGTGTTGATCTTGGCGCCGGCCAACAGGCTGGTGTTGATCGGCGAGGCGACCGTGTGATCGACGCTGTAGAAGAAGCAGGGGTTGGCCGGAGTGCCCTTGCTGGCCAGCGTGACGTTGCCGGCGGTGCTCTCGTTATGGTCGTCGGCGATCCAGAAGCGATCGCCCGCCGCGCTCGCCGTGTTGGCCGCGGTCAGGGTGGTGAACGCATTGGCCCAGTCGGCACCCGTGCCCGCGCCAGCCGCTCCCGAACGGACGAACCAATCGGTCATTGCCCGGCACTCGCCCGGATGCTAGCCGCGAGCGCGGCAGCCGGCGCCAGCTTGTTGGTCCGCAGCGTCGCCGCCTGTCCCGTCGTGATGCCGAAGGCCGACGCCAGCTGCGCGTTGCTCAGCGTGTTCAGGAAATCGCCCACCATCACCGCCTGAAGCTGGGTCGCCAGTCCGAAGACCGCCCGAAGCACGAGGAAGTTGGCCGCGGCGGTCGAATAGTTGAGGACCGGGTTGGCCAGCGAGCCGTTGGCGGCCACGTCGGCGATGTTGCTCGCGATCTCGTTGGCGATCAGGCCGGTGTTGATGTCGGCGACCCGGGCGGTCATCACCGCGGTCGCGTCCTGGCCACTCGCCGCCATCCAGGCGAACTCGTAGACAAGCCCGATCTGGTCGGTGTGACGCTCGCGGATCCACCGGCGCCCGTCGGACTGCCTACTGTCCTCGACGATGGCGGAAGAGATGATCGCCATTACGCCTCAAGACGCGCGCAGCAGCCCGGCCAGGCCGAGCAGCAGCAAGGTGGCGATCACCGCGAGGACGCTGCGCAGCGCATGGCGCTCGAGCGCGGTCAGTTCTGCGGCGCCGTGCCGTCGCCGGTGCCGCCGGCCGGGCCCGGCTGGGGCGCATCGGCCTGCGCCAGGGCGGCCTCGGCCCGCTCGACGGCGGCGAGCAGGGCCTGGGCGGCGCGCACGGAAGCGTCTCCGATCTGCGCCAGGTGGCTGTCGCTCAGCCCGGCGACGTCGGTGCGGGCGGCGAGCTGGGCGGCCAGGATCTGGCCGGCAATGTGGATCAGGGCGTCGCGCATGGTATCTCAGACCTCGTGCTGCTGCAGGATCGCGTCGGGGTTGGCGTAGAAGGCGTTGATGCGGTGCACGCTCGGCGGCACCGGGCGGTAGCTGTGCCAGATCTTCACCGGGCCGTAGCAGGTGGGCTGCCAGTGCTGGCGCAGGTTCCAGTTGAGCGGCAGGACGAATGGCGCGGTCGCGGTGCGCTCCAGCGCCAGGCCGAATGCGGCCTGGTCGTTGAAGGGCATCAGCGCGCGCTCGCCGGTCTCGACATGGAGGATCGAGGAATCGACCGACGCGGCCAGCCGCTCCCACGCCGCCATGGCGGCGCGGGCGGCCGGGGTGAAGAACAAGACGCCGGTGTTGTACTCGACCTCGTCGCCGAGACCGAGGGCGCCGTAGCGGCGCAGCCACGGGCACTCGCAGATGCAGCAGGCGAGCCCGTGCCGGACCGCCTTGGCGAACCCGAAATCGAGCCGGCCGAGCACCACGGTGTCGGCGTCGAGGTAGAGCGTCTCGCGGAACGGCGTGATCCGGCCCATCGCCGCCTTGCGCAGCAGCCCCTCGCGGCTGGCGCCGGCTGGCGCGTCGATCCGGTCGACCAGGACCGGCAGCTCGGGGTGGTGCCGGCGGAGCGAGGCGATCGAGCGGTCGAGCGCCGGGCCGACCGGGCCCCAGGCGATATAGAGGACGCCACGGTCGGCGTGGCTGTCAGTCACTGATCAGCGCCCCGCCCATCACGGCGAAGGTGAAAAGGCCGGCGACGACGCCCCACACCACTCCATGATGCTCGGCGACGCCCAAGCCGATCATCGTCGGCAATCCAACGAGGACGGCGATCACCACGCCGATCACGACCAGACACCCTCGGGCTTGCCCGTCTCCCGCCATTCCCTGGCGGGCTGATAGATGACCCGCAGATCCTCGCCCGGCCAGGCGATCATCTCGACCAGGTGGCCGATCGCGACGCGGTTGGCGAGGCAGAGGCTGTGGCCGGCCTCGCGCCATTTGCGCCAGAAGTCGATGTCGGCGTCGACATGGCCCTCGTTCCAGGTGCCGTCCGGCGCCGGCACGTCGTGGAACCAGGGCTTCGGCAGGGCCAGCAGCTTGTCGGTGCGCAGCAGGGTGAGGCCGAGATGCGCGGTGCCGAGCCCCGGCCAGAGGTCTTCGCCGAAGACGGCCGAGCGCACCTGCGACACCGGGCGCCCATCGTCGGACGCCGCGGTGAAGAGAGGCAGGTCGCGGAAGCGGCTCGCCTGCACCGGGGCGATGGCGTCCGCCTCGGGGTGCACCATCAGGAGCTGCATCAGCAGGCTGACGTCGCCGCGGACGAACACGCTGTCATAGTCGAGCGTCAGGATGGCGTCGGGATTGTCGTCCGCGATCACCTTCTCGATGCAGCGCTCCAGGCACTGGCCCCAATAGGCGCCGGTGAAGCGCCGCAGCCTGATCTTGAGCCCGGGCAGCGATTCCTGGGCGCAGAACATGGTGTCCATGAAGCCCAGCCGCGGCGTCGACATGACGGCGCTGACGCCGAGATCTGGCTGGTGCGGCCGGGTGCCCTCGAGGTTGAGGCTGACCGGCAGGCCGGCGGAATCGCCGAGCTCCGAGGTCCAGCGCCGGATCAGCAGGAGGCCGGCCTCGGCCAGCAGCTGCTTCAGCGCGCGCTCGTCGAAGATCGACTTGTGGAAGTCGGCGGCGTCCTCCTGCCCGCCCATGACGTAGCCCTGGACGTTCGTCTGGCGGCCGGAGACGTAATCCTCCGCCACCTTCTCGAAGTCCGGCACGGCGATGCGGAGCCGGCCGCCGGGCCGCAGCTTCGCGGCCCAGTGCTTGACCACCTGGCCGACCTGGCCGTGCGGGAAATGCTCCAGCACGTGGCTGGCGCGGATCTCGTCGACGCTGCCGTCGGCGCAGGCGAGCGGGTAGACGGCGCTGCCGTGGCGCAGGCCGAGGGGGATGAAGCCGGGCGGGCTGATCTCGCCGGCGCCGAGGTCGAGGCGAAGGGGCTCACGTGGAGCCGCCGGGGACGCGGAGGAGAAAATGCGGGTGTTTTCCATCATGCCCTCTGCCGGGAAGGCGGAGGCCCCGGCGACCGGCATCGCCGGGGCCTCCTGGTGCGCGCGCACGTCTGGAAGGATCAGCGCCGTGCCGGCGGCGCGACCCTCACCCCCTGCCCTCTCCCGCCCGCGGGAGAGGGGGATCTGCTAGAACTCGACGAGAGCCAGCGCGCCGGCCTTGGCCGCGGTGACCGGGGCCTGCTCGCCGCGGCCGAGATTGGCGACGGCGGTGACGATCTGCGTCGTCGGCGGGGTGAAGACGACCTGCAGGTAGCGCTTGCGGGCGCGGCAATCGACGTTGAACTTGTAATTGTTGTTGCCGCTGGTGAGCGCGGCCGGGACGGTCCAGCCGCTGCCGCCGCCGCCGACGGCGGCCGCGATGTCGGCGAAGTTGGACGCGTTGGTGTCGTCCGACTCCTGCAGCTTGATGACGGTCGGCTTGTTGGTGACCGCGTCGGCCGTGGTGGCGATGACGTCGATGGTCGCCCAGTCATAGCCGAGCGTGTCGATCGTGCCGGTCGCGGTGGCGCCGTTGGTCTTCGACACGTTGTTGATGGCGACGACGGACTTGAGCTGGGGGAACATGGGCTCCTCCGGAGCGGGGAGAAAGATGGAGCGGAGCCCCCCGTCCTTGGACGAGGGGCTCGGGACAAGGGCAGCGCGGAGGCCGTCGCCTTACGGCGAGATCAGCGCGACGAGCGGACCGGCGGTCGTGTTGTCGCCCATGTCATGGACGTTCACGTCGATCCGCTCGGTGCCGAGCAGGCCGATCTGGTCGTTCTCGAAGTAGCGGTGATCGGAGCGGCGGATCGTGACGATGCGGCGCTCGCCCATCATCGCGGCCTTGCTGAGGTCGCCGAAGGCGAACATCGCCTTGCCGGAGCCCGGGGTGGCGATCGGCAGCTTCTGGGCGATCGACACGGGGAAGCCGAGCAGCCGCTTCTCGAGACCCTGGGCCAGGATGTCGAGCCTGTTGCCGCCGGCGCCTGCCAGGATGGTGGCGACGACGGAGAAGAACACCTGCTGGCTCATGTACCAGCGGGCGCCGGGCAGGGCGTACTGCGGCAGGGCGCCCTGCAGGCCAGTGAGATCCTTCACCACGAGCGAGGTGAAGGTGGCGCTGGAGGCGGTGACCTTGCAGGCGTTGTGGTTGCCGTCGACGGCCAAGGTGGTGATGCCGCGGATGCCGCCGAAGCTGGAGGTGCCGTCGCCGTTGAACCCGCTGTCGTCCTCCTTCAGGGCGAAGGCGTAGGCGATCTCGCCGACCAGCCAGTCGGCGATCGAGACCACCGCGTCCTCGGCGATCTCGTTCGACATGCGGGTCAGCACCGCCAGCTTCTTGGCGGTCAGGTTGACGTTGTCCCACGCGGCCTGCGACTCGGTGGCCGCCTGGTTCTCGCCGGTGAAGTACGCGGTCAGGCCGCCGGTGCGGCGCGGCCAGTTCAGCGTGTCGCTGCCCATCGGAACGACCTGGCATTCCTGCCGGAACACGCCGTAGAGCTCGCGGAGCACGATGATGCTGGCCATCAGCTCCTCGGGAACGAGGAAGCCGCCGGCGCTGTCGACACCCTCGCCCTGGGCCTTGGCGATGCTGACGCCGCGCGACTTGCACCACTCCGCCGCCTCGGCGTTGCCGAGCACGGTCGCCTTGAACCACTGGCCGACGGTGTAGGCCTGGTCGACGGCGCGCACCATGCGCCCTTCGATCTCCCGGTCGCGGAAGTTCTTCAGGCGCGAATAGAGCTTGTGAGCGGAGGGCGGCGCGAACGGCGTCAGCCGGTCCTGGCCCGGCACGGGGGTCGCCAGGTTGGCGGCGATCTTCTCCGCCTCCTCGACGCGGCCGAGCTGCTTGTTGAGCTCGATGAACTTCTCCTTCATCGCCTCGTAGATGTCCTGCTTGAAGCCCTCGTCGTCGGACTTGCCGGCCATCGCCTCGATCTCGTCGGCGAGCTTCGACAGGGCCTGCTTGATCTCATGCTTCTTGGCCATGGATGGCTCCATGTGGGGTCGGCCGCGGCGGGGCTCCGCGCGGCGGGTCTGTCGGGTGGGTCCTCGGCCGCGCGCGATGCGCGGGCTCGCCTCAGCGCTTGGCCGCGGCGAGCAGCTCCTTCGCCTCGCGGAGGCGCCTGCTGCGCGTGTCCTCGGGCGGCGGGGGCGTGACGACGGGCGCCTCGATCACCTCGGGCTGGTCGTCGTCGGGGTCCTGGTCGGGCTCGGCGTCGTCAGGCGCGTTGCTGTCGAGTACCTTGCGAATGCAGGCGGACGCGGACTCGTGATGGCCCAGCGCCTCCTTGAGATGCGCCTCGTTGGCGCTGCTGATGCGGCGGCCGGCCTTCCTGCCGGGCGCGAGTCCTGCCTCTTCCATCTGTTCCAGGACCTGGTCGAGCTCGGCCTTGACCTTGCCGATACGCGCCTCGAACTGGGTCGTGTCGATGTCGAGCACGATGCTCGTCTTCTTGAGCGCCGCCTTGCTCGCGTCGGCGAGCTTCGTCTCGTAGCCGTCGAGGACCTTGCGGGCCTCCTCGCGCACGGCCTCGGGCGCATCGGTCTGCGGCAGGCGCGAGGCCGCGGCGCGGATGCCGCCCTCGATCGCCTTCAGCGTGCCGTCGACCAGGTCGGCGAAGGGCAGCTTGTAGCTGGAGCGCAGCGCCGGGTTGGCGGCGTCGTGGATCAGGAAGCCGCGGGCCGCCTTGGTGGCGTCGGGGCTCTCGCCGTCGAAGCCGGCATCGTCGAGCATGCGCTTGGCGGCGGCCGCGCCGTCCCAGGCGGTGGCGGTGTCGACCGGTAGGTCACTGCTGGCACCGACCTTCCAGTCCGCGGTGTCGGACTTGGCGAGGTAGCGGCGCCGGACGGCGGTCGGGGTCTTCGCCTGGCGGAACGTCTCCTCAAGCAAATCGCGCGGCACCAGCACGCTGCCGCCCTGGTCGAGCAGGCGGGCGGCCCAGTGGCGGAACGGCTCGGTGTCGATGCCGCCGATCGACCGCGCCTCGACCAGCGCCTCCGGGTTGGCCGGGATCGGCACGACGGAGAACTCGAGCAGCTCCTGCTCCTCGAAGTCGATGCCCCACCGGCGGGCCGGGTCGTCGACGAAGGCGTATTTGAGCGGGATGAAGCCGACGGAGACCGCGGAGAGGTAGCCCTGCTTCAGGCACTGGAAGACGGCGTCGGCGAAGCCGCTGATATCGCGCGGCATGAACTCGGCCGAGGCCTTGAGCGCACCGGCGTCGGTGCGGAGGCTGCTGGCCTTTGCGACCGGCAGCATGGTCGGGTCGTGAGCCCACAGCACGACCGGGTTCTTGCGATAGGCGTCGAGCTTCCAGCCGTCGACGGCGACGGAGTCGCCCACGCGGTCGATCGCGGCGGTGCTGATGGTGAAATCGAGCACCCGCGACGTCTCGTCGGCCGGCGCCTTGACCTCGGCGGCGAACGCCTTGCGCAGCTGCGCGTCGGCCGGCAGCGAGCCCGCCTGCGCGGCCGCGCGGAGCTCCGCCTCCGTCAGCAGCTTGACGGTCATCAGGCGCCTCCCACCAGGGCCGCCATCGACCCCGTGTTGCTGTTGTCGCCGAGGTCGTGCAGCACGGCGTGGAAGCGCTCGGTGGCGAGGATCGCGACCTGGTCCTGGTCGAGGTAGCGATCGGCCGAGCGGGCCAGCGTCAGCCCGCGGCGCTGGCCGAGCAGGCCCGCGGCGTACATATCGCCGAAGCCCAGCATGACCTTGCCGGCGAGGCTCGTGGAGACCAGCGGCAGCTTCTGCGTGAGGATCACCGGGAAGCCCAGATAGTGCGGCGTCAGGATCCCGTCGCTTTCGGCCATGGGCAGGTAGCCGGTGCCGCCGGCCAGCCGGATGAAGGTCTGGCTGAGGCAGGTCTGGCTGCAGAACCACGCGGCGTTCGGGATCGCCGAGGCGCGGACCGCGGCGAGCAGGCTCGAGAGGTCGGTCGAATCGAGGGTGAGGAAGGTGTTGTGGCCTGCCGCGGCGGTGACCTTCGCCTTGGCATGGGCGCCGTCGAGCACCAGCTGACCCAGGCCGTACATGCGGCCGAAGGACGAGGATCCGTCGCCGTTGAAGGCGCAGTCGTCCTCCTTGGCGGCGAGCGCGAACGCCGCCTCGTTGGCGATCAGGTCGACGATCGCCGGGGCGCTGTCCTCCTCGAGCTCGGTCGAGATGCGGATGAGAGCGCCGAGCTTTCGCGCAGTGAGGCCGACCTGGTCGATGGTGGCCTGCGTCTCGGCGGCGGCAGCGCCCTCGCCGATGAAGCCGACCGCGATGCTGCCGCCGGTGTGACGCGGCGCCTCGGTGTGGTCGCTGCCCATCGGCCAGATGCGGGCGCGGCGCCGGAAGGCGCCGTAGAGGTCGCGCAGGTCGAGGATCGCCCGGGCGAGCTCGACCGGAACGAGGAAGCCGCCGGCGGTGCCGATGCCCTCGGCAGCCGCCTTGCGCAGCGGGATGCCGTTGTTGCGGCACCACTCCGCTGCCAGCTCGTTGCCGAAGATCGAAGCCTGCAGCCACTGCGCGGCGCGCTCGTAGCGCGCCTCGACCTCAGGGCCGCGGCCCGGGAAGGCACGGTGCTTCAGCATGCGCGCATCGTCTCCGTTTCTCAGCTCTGCGCCGATTCGTCGGGCACCGCGGCGGGATCGCCGTCGCCGCCCGGCGCCGGCGCGCCGGTCACGTCGCTGCCAGGGCCGGTGGCGGCCTTGGCCGGCGGCTCCCAGCCGAGCGGCGCCACGTTGGTGGGCTGGTAGAGCTTGTCGCCGTCGGGATCGTCGGGCAGGCCCTCGGCGCGGCGTACCTCGTTGGGCTTCAGGAACATGCCGACGATGCCGACCCGGTAGGCATTGTAGCGGGTGCCGATATCGGCCCGCAGGAAGCGGCTGATATCGAACTCGGCAAAGACGCCGTCAGCAGCGAGGCCGAGCGCATCGTTGAGCTTCGCCTCCCACCGCTCCAGGTCGGAGGAGACGACGTTGTTCACGTAGTCCTGGTCGGCCTGCGACATGCTGGCGTTGGTGCCGCGGTCGGTGATGCCGATCTTGTGGCCCGGCATGCGGTAGAGGCGGGCGATCTCCTCGACGGAGAACCGGCGCGATTCGAGGAATTGCGCGTCGGTGTTGGTCATGCCGAGCGCCTCCCATTGGAGGCCCTCCTCGAGGACGGCGGTCCTGCCGGCGTTGGCCAGGCCGCCATAGTTCTCCTGCCACTGCGCCTTCAGGCGGTCGATCACGTCCTGCGACAGCTTCTTGTCGGTCCGCAGCACGCCGCCGGGCCGCGCGCCGTTGCCGAAGAGGCGCGAAGCGTGCTCCTGCTGGGCGAGGCTGAGGCCGATGGTGTCGCGGGCGAGCCCGATGCGCGACAGCCCGACCAAGCCGTTGAAGGTGAGCCAGCGGAGGTGGAGCATGTCCTCGGCCGGGATCATCAGCGGCAGCGACTTCAGGTGCGCCGCCAGATGCGGGCCGCTGCGGGCGACCTGGTAGAAGACCTCGCCCGACGGCGCCTCGAAGAGGCTCACCAGGTCGGGGTTGCAAGGCACCAGCGCGACGACGCGGCCGCGGCCGTCGCGGATGATCGCGGCATAGCCGTTGCCGCGCAGCAGCAGGCCGGCCTGGATCTGCTCGACGAACTCGAAGCGGGTCTGCCAGCCGTTCGGCCGCTGCAGCAGCTTCTCGGCCCAGTGCTCGGTCGCGATCTCGCGGCCGCCATTGGCGAGCGGCCGGTAGACGTGCAGCGGCAGCTTGGCGACGTCCTCGGCCCGGATCGAGACGCAGGCCATGATGGCCGAGGCCTGCATGGCGGTGTGCTGGGTCACGGCGATGCCGGTCGCCGAGCGCGTCCAGCCGCCGAACTCCCGCCACCACTCGTCGGGCGTCATCTTGCGCCGCCACAGGCCGCCGAGGAAGGATCGCAGTCCCATGTCGCTCAGATCACCAAGAGGCTGCGTCCATCGGCGTAGGGAACCGGGCTGCCATCGACCATGGCCCGGCCGAGCGCCATGATCGCCGCGACGATGCCGTCGATGCGCAGCGTCGCGGCGCCCTTGTCAGGCTTGATGTTGCCGGCCGGGTCGGAGACCACGGACACGGCCTTGGCCATCTCGCGCAGCACCGGGTGGCGGCCGTGGCACCAGCGGCGCTGCAGCACCAGGCGCTCCAGCTCCTTGGCCGGCTCCGACATCGAGCGAAAGCCCTGGCCGAACTCGATCATGGCGAGGCCTTCGTCCTGCATGCGCGTCGCGAACTGCGTCGCGTTCCAGGCGTCGTAGGCGCACTCCTCGATGCGGAAGCGGCGCCCGTCCTGGCGCAGCCGCTCCTCGATCCAGCCGTAGTCGACGACGTTGCCGGGCGTGAGGGTCAGCGCGCCCTCGGCGGCCCAGCGGTCATAGGGCAGCCGGTCGCGGCGGATCCGCGCCTCGAGGTCCTCTGCCGGCAGGAAGAAGCGCGGCAGCACGTACCAGGCGCCGTCCGGCTCGGCCGGCGGAAAGACCAGCACCAGCGCGGTGACGTCGATCTTGGAGGAGAGGTCGACCGCCGCGAAGCAGCGGCGGCCGGCGAGCCGCTCCTCGAGCTCGCGCCAGGATGCCGGGCCGGCGCTCTCGTCCCAGGCGGCGATCGCCAGCCAGCGGCTGACCTGCTCGGTCCACTGGTTGAGGTGGTAGCGGCGGAAGTTGTTCTCGAGCCGCGCACTCTCGCGGGCCCGCAGGCACTGCTCGCGCAGGAAGTCGAGCCGGGGGCTCACCCCGAGATTGGGGTTGGCCTTGGCCCAGACGCGCTCGTCGGTCCAGTCGTCATCCGGATCGGCGGCGAAGACCACCGGCAGGAAGCTCGGGTCGTAGAGGGTGCCGTCGAGCACCTTCATCGCCCGGTCGTGCACCTCCCAGCCATAGCCCCAGCCCTTGATGCCGGCGGTGGTGATCTCGAGGCTGAGCGGCTGGGCCCGGGCGCCCATGCCGTCGCGGATCACCTGGGCCAGCTCGCCATTGGCCCAGGCGTGGATCTCGTCGGCGATCGAGAAGCTGGGGCTGAAGCCGTGCTTGCTGTCGGGCCGGGAGCTGAGCGGCTTGAAGCTCGCCATCAGCTCGGGGCAGTAGATCGAGGTCTTCAGCAGCTCGAGGTGGCGCGAGAGGTCCTCCGACATGCTGGCCATGCGGGAGGCCTTGTCGAAGACCAGGCGGGCCTGGTCCTTCTCGACCGCGGCCGCGTAGCCCTGGCCGCCGAACTCGCCGTCGCCGATCAGGCAGAGCAGCGAGACGCCGGCACAGAGCTCGGTCTTGCCGTTCTTGCGCGGCACCTCGAGGTAGACGCTGCGGATCAGGCGAAGCCCGTCGGCGCGCTTCCAGCCATAGGCCGGGCGGATCGCCCGCTCGGCCTGCCAGGCGGCGAGGTTGAAGGGCTGGCCGGCCCAGCGGCCCTCGGTGTGGCGCAGATATTTCGGGAAGAACGCCGCCGCCGCATCGGCCGCGGCGGCGTCGAACCAGCATCCATCGGGCGGGTCGAACGGCAGCCCGTGCCGATCAATGGACACTGCGGCCGAGCAAGCCGATCGGCGAGCTGGCGGGCTGCGAGGCCGGCTCCTCGGCGCCGGGCAGCTCGTCGGCGGCGCCGACGGGCTGCTTGCCGCCGAAGGGCAGGTTCGGCTGCACCGTCGCGGCGGCGAGCTGCAGCAGGATGCGCTGGCGCGCCGCCGGCGAGAGCCCGAAGCGGTCCTCGAGGTCGATCAGCCGGCGCGCCAGGCGATCCTGGACGATGAACTGCGGCCGCAACCGGTGCAGCGTGCCGTGCTGCGACTTCGAGACGTAGGTGTCGCCGAGCTTGTCGAGCTCGCGCGTCACCTCCCAGTAGCGGGCCAGCGTGTCGCAGTAGCGCGCGAAGGCCTGGCCGTCGGTGGTGCGCAACAGCTTGAGGCGGGCGAGCTCGGGCGCCAGCGCCTGCCAGACTTGGCGCGCCGGCTCGGAGAGCTGGGGCGGAGGCGCGGCCTCGGGCCCCTCGGCCGCCAGCACCGGCACGGCATCGGCGAACGCCGTTCGCCGCTTGCGCCGACCGGGATTGCCGCGCGCCTCGGCGATCTCCGCCGGCACCGGCCTGCGACCTCGAGCCATCCGACCCTCACCGGGCCGCACGGCCCTCCATCTCGCCGGCGCCCTTCACGGCTGCCGGTCGGCCGCCCCTCGCGGGGCCCCAAAAAAACTTCCCCGAATTTCGCGCCCCCCCAAATCCGGCTGGGCGCCGGTCCGGGGGCGGATCGCGGTGCGCGCCAGACCCCCTACCCATCGCATTTTGCAATGCTCCAGGGGCGCGACGCCGGGCGCCGATACGCGCCCGGCGCATAGCGAAATGCGACGCAGCAGCGCGGCTACTTGCCCTTCTTGCCGCCGCTCGACGGCTTCGGCCGATGCTCGGTCTCGGTCGTCGAGGGATGGCTCTTGGCGTACTGCTTCGTGACGAACTCGCCGCTCTTGGCACTGCGGTTGATGGTGCGGGATCCGCTGCCACCACCGCTGCTGGGCTTCTTCATGGCACCCTCTCAGGGTTGACGAACCCGAAGAAGATACACCGATTCGCGGGTCACATGAGGGAGGCCCAAAAGCGAAGCGGCGGCCGGGTGGAACCTGGCCGCCGCTTTCCGCTCACCTAATTCAGCGTGGCGGGACTATAGTCAAGGGCTCTTCGTATTGTCAAGGCTTGCTGCGGCGAGCGGCCCGAGCAGCGCCGCGGCGGGCATGTCCCACGGCGCATCGGCGAATCGTGGCGGCCGCACCGACCAGCGGCGCAGCCGCTCCGGCTCGGCGATCAGGGCGCGCGCGACGTGCTCCAGGCCGGCGCGCCAGTTGCGGTACTCCTCGCGCACCGACGCGATGTAGCTCGGCTCGTGCTCGGGCTCGAGCGGGCACGAGATCGCGTTGCGGTTACTGTCGTAGATCATCTTGAAGCTGCCCTCCGCGGGCCGACCTTCGCGATCGAAGCGCGGGCCCTTTCGCCAGACGGGGACCAAGCCGGGCTCCGGCAGCCACGCACCCTGGGGCGGCTCGCCGGTGCGCCCCGCCTCGATCACCGGCAGCCGGCACGGATCCGGCAGCTTCGCGATCAGCCCCCACACCAGCTCGGCGTCGGGATGCAGCTCGCCGCTGTCATGGCCGATGCGCTGGATGCGCCCGCCGATCCCGATATTGTCCATCGTCGCGGCGACGCCGTCCGCGCTCCGGCGATAGACGCGCCGCCCCTCGGCCGCGAGCTCGCCCTCGAACAGCCCGATGCCGGCGCCGTCGATGCGGTGCGCCTTCTGATCGCGGATCACCCACACCACCAGGTCCTGGATCTCGATCGGCCGCTTCGCCCGCTGCTGCTGCATACCGCTTCGCTCCTCTCAAGAGGGTTTGGACAGTTTGGACAGTTGGATGGTTACTTCTTCCCCACGCGAGGAGAGACGCTCCAAACCCCTCGCGCACATGCATCTCCCCCGGAAACCCTCCAAACCCTCCAACCCTCCATCGTGCCAATCACATCAAGGACTTGCGTCCTGGACAGTTGTGGAGGGTTGGACAGTTAGGCGCCATAATCGTCGATCCCCGAGGGTGGCGGCGCGCCCGCCGGGCCGCTCGTCGACCCTCCGCCGGCGCTCGAACTGTCCAACCCTCCAAAACTGTCCTGCGTCAGCTCGAGGTCGCGATAGTGCACGATCCCCGTCTTCTGCTTGACGTAGCCCATGTCGCCGAGCCGCCGCCCGAACAGCGTCCCGCTGGCCGGCTCGATGCCGTTGGCCTTGGCCCAGTCGCAATAGACGGCGTAGAGCCGCTTGGCCTGCACCGAGGCGCCGGCGACGCGCGCCGTGCAGGCGCGCATGAACTCGCCGATCGGGTCGCTCTCCGAGCGATAGGTCTCGGTCGCCGCCGCCACTTCGGGCGGGTCCTGCAGCCCGGTCTCCCGGTACATCCGGTAGCCGTCGAGCAGCCAGTTGAGGATCCCCGCCGCCTCGGCCGCGAGCTTCGCCATCAGGTGGCGGTCGCGCTCCTCGCGCGGGATGACCTGGGTGAACGGCACCAGCTTGACGCGCCGCCAGATCCCCTCGTCCTGCCCGCGGATCGCCGGCTTGATGTTGGCGAGCAGGATGAACTTGAAGCAGGGGCGGAACTCGAAGAGGTCCTGGAACAGGTGGCGCGCCGTCACCCGGTCGCCGCCGGTCACCGTCTTGACCATCGTCTCGGAGAGCTTGGCCCCGACCTCGGGCTCGGCCGCCGTGACGAGCCGCCGCCCCGGCAGCCGCGCCAGGTCCGGCGTCGCGTCGCCGCCGCGCCGGACGTCGTCGGCGAGGAAGGTCTGCACGGCGACCGACACGGCATAGTCGCCGAGCACGCGCGCCACCGTCTCGACCAGCGTGCTCTTCCCGTTGGCGCCGCTGCCGTAGAAGATGAACATCAGCTGCTCGCCGGTCAGCCCCGTCAGCGCGTAGCCGAGGAGTTGCTGCACGAAGCGCTGCAGCGCCGCCGACGGCAGGATGCGGTCGAGGAAGGCGTGCCATTGCGGGCAGTCGGCCTCGGGGTCGTAGGCGACCGGGGAGCACTGCGTCACCAGGTCGGCGCGGTCGTGCGGCCGCAGCCGGATCTCCGGCCCGCCCAGCTCCAGGGTCCCGTTGGCGACGCTGACCAGCAGCGGATCGGCGTCGAGCGCCGCCGCCGGGCGCTCGCAATAGGGCTGGGCCGCCTCGAGCATCGCCCGGCTCTTGCCCGCGTTGCCCGATGAGATCCCGAACTTGAAGTGCGCCGACTGCCGCTCGCGGACCGCCTTCAGCCGCGCCTTCGCCGCCGCGATCGGCTCGCTCATGCCGCCCTCGGCCTCCGCCTCGAGCCGCTGCAGCTCGATCTCTGCCGCCGTCACGTCGGCGCCGAGCGCCGCCGCCTCGTCGGCGATCTTCTGCGCCACCAGGTGGGTCCGCTTGATCGCCTCGCTGTTCTCGCGGTTGCACCGGGCCCAGCGGATGCCATCCCAGACGTACCAGCCGGCCCCGTCGACATGGATCAGGTCGGCGCCGAAGCGCGCGATCAGCCGCTGCGCGTTGCCATAGTCGTTGCGGTCGAGATCGGCCAGCTCCCGGTCATCGGGCGGCGGCGGCTCCGCGGGTGCCGCCTCGGCGATGACGCCGGCGATATCGCCCAAGGGATCCGGGGGCATGGAGGATCAGGCCTCCAGGGCGGCGGCGGCGCGGGCGCGCTCGGCGCCCTGGAGCTGCCGCTCCCAGTCGTTGAAGTCCATGCCGCCAGGCGGCCGGGCGATGCGCACGCGCAGGTTGCGCTGCTGCAGCCGCCGCGCCGCCCGGGCCAGCAGCGCCTCGGTGGTGGCGCGGTCACCGTCGGCGTCGGCCAGCAGGATCACCTCGCGCGTGCCCTCCGGCGGCAGCAGCCCCGGCCGCGCCAGGTCCGGCCAGGCGCTCGGCAGCCAGCGGTCTGGCTTCTCCGGATGGCGCACGCGGCGATGCGTCTCGCCATCGCCGCCGCCGGCGATGTTGCCGAGCGACAGCGCCGCCCAGACCGGCGTCATGTCGCCCGTGCGGCGCAGCGCCTGCAGCACCGAGAGGCAAGTCTCGATCCCCTCGCCGATGGCCAGCACCGGCCCGGCCGGCGCGAAGCGGACGCCGCCGCGCCAGCACGGCCCCAGCATCATCTTGGCCGGCTCGACATTCGCCTTGCCGCCGCCATCGGCGCGCAGGAACGTCCGGTGGATCGCCACCACGCGATCGCGCGCGCCCTGCACGCCGGCGACCATGGCCGGCAGGATCTCGCCGGTGTCGGGATGCGTCGCCTCGGGATCGAAGCGCAGCGAGGGCGGCACGCCGCCGATCGCCGCCGGCTCGATGCCGCGGGAGCGGAGATAGGCCTCGACCAGCGTGCCGCCGGCGGGCCGCGCCCGCCGCCAGATCGACAGCGCGCTCTCGGCGCGCCAGCGCTCGCGCTCCGCCTCGCGCCGGGCGAGCTCGGCCTGCTGGCGCGCCAGCCGGACGCGATCGCGGGCGACCTGGTCGGGATCGCGGCGGAGCTCGTCGAGCCCGGCCTCGCCGCGAAGGCGCGCAACCGCCCCGGCGAAATCGACGCCCTCGAGCCGCATGACGAACGCGAAATGGTCGCCATGCGCGCCGCAGCCGAAGCAATGGAAGAACCCCTTGCGCTCGACCACGGTGAAGGACGGCGTCTTCTCGGCATGGAACGGGCACAGCCCGAGCTGCTCGCCGCCGCGCTTCTTCAGCGGCACGCGGCGGCCGATCAGCGCGCCGAGCGGCACCCGGGCGCGGATCTCGTCGAGCTCGGCCTTGTCGGCGAGGGGCATGTGCTCAGTACTCGAAGCGGGCAATCGCTCGCATGCAGCTGGCGGGCAACGGCGAGACCTCGCAGCGTTGGATCATCTCGAGCGAGACGTAGCGGTGGCACCGATCGCAATATTCCGGCTCGTCGGCCTCGGCGACCTCCTCGTCGTCGACCTCCGTCCATGGCAGCCGGAAATCGCGCAGCACCCCGCGTCTCATGCCACCACCCTCCCATAGGCCCGCTTGATCAGCTCCGCGAGTACAGCTGCGGTGCTGCCGCCAACGTCCCGGCTGCGCTCCTTGGCCGCGTGTAGCCAGTCGCGCGCCTCGCGGCTGGCGACGGCGCTGACCAGGCGCTCGCGGTAGAACGGAACCGCCCAGCCGGTGTCGGCGAGCAGCATGGCCACCGCGGCGATCAGCTCGGCGCGGAGCTGGTCGCGCCGCTCGCCCGCCGCCTCGCGAATCACCGCCAGCGCTTCACGCACCGGCCGGTCGCCGAGCTTGCCGAGCAGCCAGGCGATCTTCTTGACCGAGATCGTCTGCCCCGGCGGCAGGCCGTCGCCGCCATGGCTGCGCTGCGCCACGGTCACCCCGGCCGCCCGGCACACCGCCTCGATGCGCAGCGCCTCGGCCTCGCCGCGGCGGCGGCCGCGCGATGGAGCTGCGTCGGCAGTAGGATGGCGCGGTCGCGGTTGAGCGCGACGAACTGCGCGGCCTGCGCCTCGACCGACGGCGCGTCGACGATGTAGCAGGGCAGCCGCGCCAGCCCGACCTGGCGCGACGCCTCGAGCCGGTGCTGGCCGTCGATCACCCACCACAGCGGCTCGCCGTCCTGCGCATCCTCGGCGACGGTGAGCGGCTGGAACAGCGCCCAGCGGAATCCGGCGGCGATGCGCCCGATCCGCCCGCGCCCGTCCTTCGAGACCGGCCGCTGGTAGCGCCGGTCGATCTCCAGCCGGTCGACCGGCAGCCACGCCACGCGCGGCGGTGGCCCCGGATCGGTCGTCAGCCCGGCACGCGTGCCAGCCGGCGGCAGCACCTCGGCCGCCGCCGGCGCCATCGCGACCGGGGCGCCGAGCGGCTCGCCCCGCGGGCCGCTCAGCAGGTTGGTCCGCCGCGCCAGCACCATCAGCGCGCGATCCCCGCCGCCGCCAGCATCGGCGCCGCGCCATAGATCTCGCTGTCGCTGCAGCCCGGGCAGATCCGGTTGCCGGGCCCCGACGAATCGAACGCCGCCCCGCAGGCCAGGCAGCGCCGCATCCGGGCCTGCGCCGGCCGGATCTCGCCCGGCTGCAGCGTCTCCCGCTTGCACTGGACGGAGAGCACCGACCGGCCGAGCGCCACCGCGATCGCCGCGTCGGCGGCGCCGGCCGCCACCATCTCGGCAAGCCGGCGGATCTCGTCGGGCCGCCAGCGCGGCCGCGGAATGCCTGCCCGGCCGCTCACGCCGGGAACTCCGAATGCTCAACGCCATCGAGCCGCCGGCCTGCCGCGCGCTTGCCGACGCGGCCCATCTCCGTCGTTCCTGGGGCGGCGAACGTGATACTCGGATTGCCGCTCGGCCAGAGGAACACGAGTTCGGTGGACCCGAGGAACTCGCCCGGCCCCCACTCGCCCCATTGCTTGAAGAAGAACGGCACGCCCGCGTCCCGGCATTGATCGCGCAGGCTGCGGACCCAATCCGGATGCATCGGCCGCGCACCGGGCCCGCTCTCGCCGCCGACGATCACCCAATCGATGCCGCTCAGAGCGATGTAGCCGAGATCCTCAAGCAGCGGTTCGATCGACAGGAACCGCCTTATCGCCGGCGTCGCGCGCAGCTCGGCGATGCGGCTTGTGCGCTCGCGGTCCTCGACGCTGACGCCCAGCCAGACGTTCGGCAGGGGCCGCCAAGAGCCCGCCGCAACTGACCCTGAGACCCGCGCCCATGTCTCAGTGACGCCGGCAGAATCGCGGCCGCCTGCGATATCGGCGATTGCCGCACGGATCTTGTGCTGCCGCCCAAGGATCCTACCGGAATCGATCATGTAGGCCCGCATCCGCTCGGCCCGCTTCGTCAGCACCTGAAACGTATGCTGCGGCGCCAGCGCCATCACGGCGAAGACGCGATCGATCGCCTCGTCGGACAGGCCCTCGTGAAACAGGTCGCTCATCGAGTTGACGAAGATCCGCCGTGGCCGACGCCAGCGCAGCGGCTGCGCCAGCGCCTCCTCGACCAGCCGCACCTCGCCGGTCCAGACCGGGTGCCCGTTCACGACCTGGGTGAGCCCGCCATATTTCTCGGAGCCGAACCGGCGCTCGAGCCCGGCTGCCGTCGCCATCGCATAGCAGCGCTTGCAGCCGGGGCTGATCACGCTGCAGCCGACGACCGGGTTCCAGGTCGCGTCCGTCCACTCGATCGCACTCTTGTCGCCCATCAGGCGTGCCCTCCGCCGCCGGCCATGCCGACCGTCGCCGCGGCGTAGCGCGGGTCGGCCTCGAGCCGGCGCGCGACGCCGGTCGTCGACCGCCTCGGGCAGCTCCGCCGCCAGCCGCGCGAGCAGATGCGCGCGCATTGAGGCGCGCGGGTCGAGCGAGATCAGGTCGGCCAGCGCGCCGGCGACGCCGGACACGGCCTGGTCGAGCCGCAGCTCGCCGCCCGCCAGCCGGGGCTTCACCAGCTCGTTGATCTGGCACTGGACGCAACCCTCGGCCGCGTGCTGCTGGGTCATGCCACCCTCCTCCGCTCCTCGTCCGGCGCCTCGGCCAGCAGGCCGAGCGCCGCCTCGATTTCTGCCGGTGCACGGCCGAGCATCCGGGCGAGGTGCTCGACCGGCACCGCGGCCCGGCAAGCGACGAGCGCCTCCCACTCCGCCGCCGACAGCGCCGGGCCCGGCGCCGGTGCCGCCCACTCCCGAAGCCGCAGGCCATAGTCCCAGCACAGCGCCAGGCCCGATCCCGCCGGGTATGGGCAGGCCAGCTCGGCGTCGCCGCGCGCCACCATGCCGCGCTGGATGGCGGCGAGACCCTGGCTCGCCGTCACGCGGCCGCCGCCGCGGCGAGCTCGCCGCAATTGGCCTCGACGATCGCGCGGGCAATCGGCGGGCAGACGCTGTTGCCGCACATGCGGGTCTGCGCCGTCTTGGTCAGGCGCCGTCCCTCGAAGGGCGCGTCGACCACGTAGGAATCGGGGAAGCCCTGCGCCCGGAACAGCTCGCGCGGCACCAGCATGCGCATGCCGATATCGACGATCGTCCAGGGCTCGCCAGCGATCGTCACCGTCACGGCGCCGAAGCGGTCGCGGGTCGACTGGGTCCCGAGCGGCAGCTCGGGCTCCCGCCCGAGGGCGGCGCCGTTGTACTGGGTCAGGAACGCGGCGACGAGGGCATGGTGGCCGCCGGTGGTGATCGTCTTGATCGGCAGGCGCGGGTCGCCCTGCCCGCCATTCGTCGCCGAGCCGTACTGGTGGCTGAGCACCGCGGCGACGACCTGCTGCTGCGTTCCGCGGTGCACGATGGTCGAGAGCGGCTCGCCGGCATCGCGGCCGGTGCGCTCGCCATTGTGCTGCGCCAGGTAGGCGGCGACGAGCTGCTGCGTGGAGCCCTTGCCGACGATCGTCGAGACCGGCTCCGAAGCCGCATGCCCAACCATGCCGCCATTGTGCTGGGCGAGGAAGGCCGCGACCAAGCCCGCGCCATTGCCGGTCGGGACGACGGTGGGCATCGGCGCGTCGGCAGGAAGGCATCGCGGATCCTGGCCCTCCCGCTCGCCATAGCGCGGCACCAGGAAGGGCGAGATCAGGGCATGCTCGCCGCGATGTGCCGCGGTCACCGTGCGCAGCGGCTCTTCGAGCCCGTGGACGCGGCTGTCGCCTGTATGCGTGATCGGAACGATGAAGGGCTGCGGGGCCTCGAGCACGAACCGGCGCACGCCGCGCGCGATCCGCCGCAGCGTCGCCTCGGCGAGCGGTCGCTTGCGGCCGAAGATCGACGGGCACGGAATCGACCAGTCGATGCATTCGGCGGCCGTCCGCCAGGGCAGCGGCCGGCCGGGCCCGTGGCTCGGCTCCGGCCAACGGATCGGCAGGCCGTCGCGCCGGGCGACGATGAACAGCCGCTTGCGGATGGTCGGCGCGCCATAGTCGCAGGCGCGCAGCTCCCGCCACTCGACGCGGTAGCCGAGGTCGCGGAGCTGCGACAGCCAGCGCTCGAAGGTGGCGCCCTTGAGCGCCGCGACCGGCTTGCCGCCCTTGAGCGGCCCCCAGGTGCGGAACTCCTCGACGTTCTCGACCACGATGACGCGCGGCCGCGCCCGTGCCGCCCAGCGAAGCACGATCCAGGCGAGCCCGCGGATGTTGCGGTCGAGCAGCGCCGCGCCCTTGGCCTTCGAGAAGTGCTTGCAATCGGGCGAGGCCCACAGCAGCCCTACCGGCCGGCCGCCGGTCGCCTCGACCGGGTCGACCCGCCAGACGCTCTCGCAATAGTGCCGGGTCTCCGGGTGGTTGGCCGCGTGCATGGCGACCGCCTCGGGATCGTGGTTGATCGCGATGTCCGGGCTGCGCCCGATCGCCATCTCGATCCCGAGCGAGGCCCCGCCCCCGCCGGCGAAGCTGTCGACGATCAGCTCGCTCATGCGCGGCCAGCCGGCGCTGCATCCCGTGGCGGAGGGGCGACCTGGGGTCCTACGGTCGCGCTGGGCGCGCCGTTCCCTTCCCGATGGCCACCATCGGATCCATGGGTGCTGGGGGCCTCGCGAGCCGTACCAGACCCCTCCTCTCGGGGTATCTCGTGACAGAGCCGGCCATGCACGCGGATCGGGTGATCCTCGGGCACGCGGCGGTCGAAGTCGGTGATTGCCTCGGCCAGGTTGGGATGGCGCTTGCCGATTCCACCCGTCGCCGAGCGCTGGTGGAACATCAGCAGCAGGTGGTGCGGCCGGTGCGCCGAGATATCCAGCCGGATGCGCGCCTCGTGGCACAGGAAGAGCAGCGTCGTGAGCTGCTCGAAGTCCCAGGTCGCCATGTCGCCACGCCAAGGCAGCGCGAGCGCGGCAAAGGGCAGCCACTCGACATTGTCCCAGTCGATCGGCGCGTTGTAGATGCCACCGCCGACGATCCCTAGAATGTCGAACGTGCGAGCCTGGAAAAGCGAGAGCTTCTCCGGCGCCCCGGGCCAGCCCTTGCGCTGTGCGAGCGCCTTGAGCTCGGGCTTTCGCATCGGCCGCCTGACCCAGCTGCGGCGGCACGCGTCTATCTGCCGCTGCACCCAGCCGGCGTGATCCATCTGCACGTAGCTCATTGCTGCATCGACCTCGCGGTTCTCAGGTCGAAATTGTCCGATGGTCCCCAGGCGACCTGGTCGTCGACCAGCGGCCGGAGGTTGACCAGGTAGCCGCCGGCGAGCTCGGCCGCGACCTGGCGCACGAGCAGCGCGTCGAGGTCGATCGGCGAGGTCTCCTGGATCGTGCGGGCGAGATGCTCCTGGTTGCCCTCGCCGCCCCAGACGTCGAAGACGAGCTTCATGCCGCGTCCTCCGCATCGATCAGGTCGAACAGGCTTGGCACCGCGAGCTCGGCTTCGGCGGCGCGCAGATAGACGACGGCGTCGGGGAAGTACTTGTGGCTCAGCTCGCAGCCCCAGCCGATCCGGCCGAGCTGAAGCGCGCGCAGCGGCACCGTGCCAAGGCCGGCGAAGGGGTCGAAGACCACGTCGCCCTTCATCGAAAACTGGATGATCAGCCGGTCGACGATGTCGAATTGCAGAGGGCAGAGGTGGTTCTCGCGCCCCGCTGCCGATTGCGCGCCGTTGAGCGTGCGCATGCGGGCGACGTCGGTCCAGACGTCGGGATGCCAGCTGTGCGGCGGGAAGAGCATGAAGGTGGCTGGCAGCCGCTGCGCCCGGTCCATCTCCTCGGCGATCGCCACGTGGCCGGCGAAGTCGTAGACCTCATCGAGCGACCGCTCGCGCCAGAGCCTGTAGAGCCGCTCATGCGGCAGGTCGCGCAACTCCTCGACCGACATGAGCCGGTCGCCGGAGGAGCGCATCAGGGCATGCGCGTCCATCTGCCAGCGAGCCCGTGAGTAGCCGGTGCCGACGACCGGGCGCTTCCAGTTGAGGCGCTTGTCGAACGGCGCCGGCGCGCCGTTGTCGTCGCAGAGCGGCTTCTCCTTGACGACCGGCCGGTCGGCATAGCCGTTCGACCGGTCGGTCGGCGGCTTGCGGAACAGGAGAACATACTCCGGTGTGCCGCAGCCCATGCGGCTGCCGTCCTTGCACTGCTCGCTCCAGCCAAGCCGATAGGTCTGGTTGTTCTCCCTGACGACATCGGTGACCACCACCTTGCGGCCGAGGAACCCGAAGCCGTGCCGGCGGAAGTGGGCGACGCAATCGTCGGAGAAGGGCGAGAGCGTCTGGAAGCCGAGCCCCGTGAGGCCGCTCGGCACGATCCGGTCCTTGACGTGCACCGCGGCGACCCGGCCGGGCTCGAGCACGCGCAGCAGCTCGGGCGTTAGGAAGTCCATCTGGCGCCAGAAATGCGCGTCGTCGTCGGTGTGCCCGAAATCGTTGTAGCTCGGCGTGTATTCGTACTGGGTGCTGAACGGGATCGAGGTGACGATCAGCCCGACGCTGTCGGCCGGCATCTCCCTCGTCTCCTCGACGCTGTCGTTGTTGACCAGGCGCCAGCCCTGCCCCGTCGCCTCGGCGCGCTTGACGCCGATGGACCGCGCCATGTTGCTGCCGAGCGCAAGCCGCGCCAGCCCATGCTCGCGGATGAGCGACGTCATCCGGGCGACCAGCTCGTCGTGCCGGCGCCACTTCGCCTCGAGCGCGCGGCGGATCTCCTCCTCCGCCTCGGAGTAGATCAGGTCGATGCGGACCGGCCGGTCCTGCAGAAATCGATGGATTCGGTGGATCGCCTGGACGAGGTCGCGGAACTTGAACCCGATGCCGAGGAAGACCGCGTGCGCGCAATGGCGCTGCAGGTTGCAGCCGGCGCCGAGCATGACCGGCTTGGCGGCGAGCTCGGCCGCCTGGCCCTCGGCGAAGGCGATGATGCGCCGCTCGCGATCGTCCAGGTCCTGGCTGCCATGGACGCTGACGACGTTCGGGATCGCCGCCTCGATTGCCCGCCGCTCGTCCTCCAGGTCGTGCCAGATGATCCGGTGCGCCAGCGGGTCCTCGGCCCGGATCTCCATCAGCTTGGCGATCCGCGCGGGCAGGCTGTCCCGCTTCTCGCGGGCCGCCTCGCTGACACCGATGGCGGCGTTGCGGAACAGCCGCTCCTGCCCGTCGCGGGAGGTGCCGGCGCCACCGGCCGCGCTCGCGATGCGGTGCCAGCGGATCTCGATGTCAGGCAGGTCGTAGCCGGCGTCGTCGAAGCCGAGGTCCGAGGGCCGCTGCAGGAACATCGCCCAGCTCGCCACCCACAGCCAGAACTCGCCCTCCTTGTGCGGATGGACGGTCAAGTTGTCGGCGTTCTCCGAATCGCGCTTGAAGAAGCGGGTCTTCGCCTGGCCGACATCCATGACGCCGAGGAATGCGGCATAGGCGAGCAGCTCGATGTACTCGTTGGGCGAGGGCGTCGCCGTGGCGACGAACCGATGCTTCACCCGCCCCTCGAAGAGCCGCATGAACTCGCGGAAGGTCTTCGTGCCGCCGAAGCCGCGCAGCACGGCCGCCTCGTCGAGGCTGGCGACGGTGAAGACCGCGGGGTCGAGCTTGCCGTCGCGCACCGTCTCGTAGTTGGTCAGGTAGATCCCGTCCGGACCGCACTCCTCGATCCGCCGGATAAAGCGAATGCCGATGCCGAGCATGGCGGCATCGCGGGCGAACTCCTGCCGCACGCCGAGCGGCGCCACGATCAGCCCGCGGCCGCCCGCATGGGCGAGCGTCAGCCGCACCGTCTCAAGCTGGATCACCGTCTTGCCGAGGCCGAAGCTGCAGAAGATGGCGCGGCAGCCGCCGCGCACAGCCCATTGCACGATCGCCCGCTGATGCGGCTTGAGGGCCGGATGGATCTCCTCCGCTGCCACCTCGTAGCCGCCCAGCGGCGCCGCGACCGCCTTGGCCTCCAGGAAGGCGCGATAGTCGGTGCTCATCCGATCACCAGCAGCACCAGCTTCCAGCCGGCCAGCGACAGCGCGATCCACCAGAGCGGCGCGCGTCCGATCGGCAGCGGCACCCGGGCGCGCCTCACTGCAGGTCCGCCCGCTGGCCCCAGCTCGCCGCCGCGGCGAGGCGTCGGCGATCGGCGAGCTGCGCGTCGCGCCCGGCGGCGTGCACCGGGCCGAGCACCGCCAGGACCTCACGGAGGCCGGCGACAACGTGGGCGAGATGGAGGGCCGGCGCGGCCAGGCCTCGCTCGGCGGCGACGGCGAGCTGACGCTGGAGGATCGGCAGCGTCTCGCCGGCGACGCCGGCCACCGCGGCCGCCAGGCGCTCGCGTCCGTCGCGGCCCTCGGCCGAGACGAACCCGTGCGCGGCCATGATCAGCTCGACCGCCGGCGAGAAGCCGCGCCCGGCGCCCGCCGATGCCTGATCCCCGATCTCGTTCATCTGGATCCTCATGCCGCCGGCAGCTCCTCATGGGGGTCGATGCGGCCATGGCCCTCGCTGGCGGGCGCGCCGGGCTTGCCGCTCGGCTGCTCGGCGCCGCGGACCCGCGCGCCATGCTCGGCGCAATAGGCCGTGCCCTTGAGCCGCGGGCGGTCGCACCAGCGGAAGCCGCGCTCGCCGACATCGCCATGGATCCACCGGCAACCCCGCGGCGCGGGCGTCCGGCCGACCGTCTCGAAGGGCGCCTCCAAGGGCGCGGTGCTCGGCCGCACCGGCTCGACCAGTCGCGGGCCGTCGGCCGGCCGTACCGCGCGCCGCTGGCTCCGCGGCTGGCCGATGTGGATGCCGGCGCGATGCGCGCGGCCCAGCACGGCGTTGCGCGTCATCCCCATGCGCGCCGCGATCTCCGCGGCGCTGTGCCCCTCGGCCGCCAGCGCGCGCAGCCGGTCGAGCACCTGCTCCGGCGGGACGACGTCGGAGAGCTCGCTCACGCCGCACCCCCGCCGACGGCGGCCAAATGTGGGCGGCCGGCCTGCAGGGCGCAGAGCTTCTCGAGCGCGCGGCCGGCGGCCTCGACGATCGCCTGGGTGACGCGCCGGCACTCCTCGATCTCGGCGTGGCTGCGGACGCCGTCGCGCTCCATGGCCAGCACGCTCTCGGCCAGCCGCCCCAGGCCGGCCTGCAGGTCGGCGACGATCTCCAGCGGCTGCACCGGCGCCGGCGCCGCGCCGGACGGCACCAGGTCGCAGCCGGCCAGCCGCGCCAGCGTGCGCGTCACCACCGGCTCGCCGAGGGCCGCCTCGAGGTCCGCCACCACGCCGATCGGCGCGGTCATCTCGGCGTGCGAGAGCTGGTACTGCGAGAGCTGGCTCTTGCCGACGCTGGTCAGCGATGCTGCCGCCTCGAGGCCGCCGAGCTGGACGACGAGGAGCCGGGTCGCCTGCTTCAGCTGCTCGCGGCCGGTTGCGTTCATCGGAAGCGTCCCTCCCCTTTCCGGATGCGATGCCGGTTAGACGTGGCCAGATTGACGGCGAAGTCGGGGCCGCGGTGCGCGGCACCAATCAGCGAGGACCGCCAGCATGCAGACCGCGATCGGCGCGGCGCTCCACCACGCGCCGGCATGGACCTGGCGGCCGAACGCGACCGCGCCGGCCGCCTCGAGCGCGAGCCAGCAGAGCCACGCGATCACGCGCCGCGCCTCCGCAGCCGCGCCCGCGCCTTCGCCTTGCGGCGGGCGGCGCGGTGATCGGCGCGATGCGGGAGAGGATGGCCGTGGCCGCGAACCGCGGCGCCGGTGCGGCGCGGCGACGGGCCGACCGGCAGGATCGGAAGCGGCATCGGGGCAAGCCGGCCCTGGCCCTGGGCCAGCAACGCGGCCACGATCCCGGCCATGAACAGGGGTCGCCTCATGCGCTCGCCTCCGCGAAGAAATCTGCCGGCGTTACCTCGATGCCGCGCTCGCGCGCCGCGGCCAGCGTCCGCCTCTGCTGGCGGGCGGGCACCAGCCCGCCGCGGCGCTTCCAGTGGGCGATGGTCGACTGCGTCGCGCCGATCGCCTCCGCCCAGCGGCCCTGGCCGCCGAACTTCGCGGCGATGCGGTCGATCGGGCTGTCGGAGGCCGCGGGCTCGGAGCTCGTCATGGCCGCGGACCATAATATGGCGTTGCGCCATCGGTCAATGGCCAATCGCCAAGGGAACGATATGGCGTCTCGACATATCTTAACGGCGAGACTGTAGGATCGTGTTGGACCAGGGATGCCCGAGCCGCGGATGGACATCGCCCAGCGCCTGAAGGCGGCCCGCGAGGCCGCTGGCAAGACCCAGCGCCAGGTCGCCGAGATCGCCTCGGTCGAGCAATCGACCTATGCGCACTGGGAAGGCGGAATAAAGGCTCGACCCTCGCCGGAGAAAGTCGATATCATCGCTCGCGCGTTGGGTGTGTCGGCGGAATGGATCCTGTTCGGCCGAGGCGAGGGACCACAGAAGAAGAAGTCGCCGGATTCACCGGCGCAGCCCAGCCCGGGACCGGCCCCTCCTCTTGGGGGTCCGCTGCAGACGGTACCGATCGACCCCCACCGCCTGTCCATCAAGGACCTGCCGGTCTACGGCAGCGCGCGCGGTGGTGTGGAGGGGGAATTGATCGACTACCAGGACCCGGTTGAGTTCAATTTCCGCCCGCCGGAGCTGGTCGGCGTCCGCGACGCGTTCGGCGTCTACGTGCTCGGCGACAGCATGCTCGAGAGATTTCGCCAGGGCGAGATCGTCTGGGTCCATCCCGGGCGCCGCCCAAACCGCGGCGACGACGTGGTGATCGTCTTCCACGATCACACCGCGCTCATCAAGCGGCTGGTCTCGACGAACGACGGTCATGTCGAGGTCGAGCAGCTCAACCCGCGGCAGAAGATCAAGCTGCCGCGCGACAAGATCTTCCGGATTTTCCGCATCATCGGCTCGATCGCCGCCGGCAACTGACCGGCGTCTCGGGTCGTCGCGATTCGCCGTCCGGCGGCGCCCGCCGGGCGCGCCGCGCCGGCTGCGCGCCATGACGGATGCTTGAGTTCATGAAAAAACGCCATTGACAATATGGCGTATCGCCATTAGCTGTTATGGCGTCTCCTGTAACGAGACGCCTCCCTGTTGAAACTGGCCGGCCCGGCCCACGCGACCGGGCCGGCCCTTCTCCGGGACACAAGCAGCTTGGCCGATCCCTCGATCCGCTACCCCGTCCAGCCCGCCCCGGTGCGCGACGCGATCTTCGCGATCCGCGACCAGGACGGCCGGATCCTGGTGTCGCGGATCTATGGCGAGGAGCCGGCGCGATTGGTCGCCCGCGCGCTCAACCTGCGCGGCGAAGAGGCGCTCGGGGCAATCGTCCGGGCGCTCGGCGACGCCGACCCGCTCGACCGGATCCGGGAGATCGCGACCCGCCATCTCGCCTACCTGACGGAGTGACCCGCCGATGCTGACCTACCGGCCATCCGCGCAAGCCCTGACCTATTCCGCCGTCGAGGACGGCGTCACCGCCTGGGGCGCCGCTCTCGCCCGCACCCAGGCCGAGCTCGCCGAGGCCGCTGCGCTGCTCGCCGCCGGCCTGCCGCCTTCGCCCGAACCCCCGCAGTCCGACGAGGCGGTGATCGCCCGCATGGCCGACACCATGGAGCAGCGCTGCGCCGGCAGCGGCGCCTGCAGCGAGAGCGACCTCGCCGCCGCCGGCTTCACCGCCGCGCAGATCACCCGCTTCGCCGACCGCGCCCGCGCGATCGCCGCGCGCCGCGAGATGGAGTGAGGGCCGGATGCCAGCGGACAGGGATCAGGGCACAGCCGCGGCGATGCCTGCGCACCGCAGGCCGACGCGGGAGCCATGGATTATCGATCGCGACGAGGATCTCGACGAGATCAAGATCACCGCGCCGTTCCGACGCGGCATGGTGCCGATTGCCAAGGTCGAGATCGGCTATGACGGCAAGATCGGCGACGAGCAGGAGGCCAATGCGCGCCTGATCCGGGTCGCGCCGGCACTGCTCGCCTTCGCCCTGATCGTCCAGCGCCACCTGCCGGCCCTGGAGGCGCAGGGCATGATCGGCGACGGCGATGCGATCGCGCTGCGCGAGGCGGTGACCGCGGTGACCGGCGGCCCCACCCGCGACGCGGGAGCTTGAGCCATGCCCCTCGCTCCCGGAGACCACGACCTGATCTCGGGCATCGCGAACAGGATGGCGCAGCCGGCGCCGCCGTCTCTCCCGCCGGCGCCGCGCGCCGACCTGCCAGACTACGATCGCCGCTTGGACGCGATGATCGAGGCGCTGCGCGGGCGCGGCGTCGAGGGGCCGCTGGTCAGCGCTTCGCGGATGTCGGTCAGCCGCCGCTGGCTGGTAACCGTCGTCGCCGGCACCTTCCCGCCGGGCGCCTTCAAGGCCGAGCGGCTCGACGACGCCCTGGCGCTGGCCGAGGCGCATGTCGCTGCATTGCCGCCGGGGCCGCCGGCGCGGTTCGCGGCATCGGTGCGGCGGGAGATCGCCTGATGCTGCGCGCCGCGCTCCGCGCCCCGCGCGCGCCCTTCACCGCCCGGGAGATGCTGGCGACCGCAGGGCTCGTCGCCCTGCTGGCCGAGCTGCTCGCCGCCTGGTGCATCTCCTGATGGCCCACCTGATCGATTTCGCAGCGGAGCGCCGCGCCCGGCGCGGCCTCGTCCCCGCGCCGGCGCCACGCCAGCCCCTCGTCGAGATCGGCATGCGCGTGAAGATCGCCGATGGCCGCATCGGCGTCATCGTCAGCCTCGACGACCCCGGCTACGCCGCCGTGTGGATCAGCCCGCGCCATGTCCGCGTGCCGATCGTCGAGCTCGCGCCGGCGCCGCTGCCGGCCCAGCCGGCCTGAGGCGAACGGCGTTCGCCATGGAGACACAGCCCGTGCCCGACCCCGCACAGACCGCCATCGCCGAGACCCTGCGCGCCGCCATGGCCGAGCGCGGCCTATCGCAGCGGGCGCTGGAACGCCAGGCCGGCCTGCCCGGCGGCACGGTCAGCCGCGTGCTCTCCGGCGAGCAGAGCGTGGCGCTCGACACAGCCACCAAGCTGGCGGCCGCGCTGGAGATCAGCGTCGACCGGCTGCTCGGCCGGTCGGCGTCGGCTGCCGAGACCGGACCGATTCGGCTGCTGGCGCTTGACTGGCTGGTGCCGTCGTCGCTGAACCCGCGGCGGACCTTCGATGCCGAAGCCCTGCAGCAGCTCGCCGACTCGATCGCCGCCGACGGGCTGCTGCAGAACCTGGTGGTGCGGCCGTTGCCGGCGCACTTGCCGGTTGGCGATAGCGGCATGTTTCAGGTGATCGCCGGCGAACGGCGCTATCGCGCGCTCTGCCTGCTGCGCGACGCCTTGCTGTGGAATGCCGACGCTCCGGTCATCCCCTGCCGCGTGGTCGAGGCCGACGACGTCGAGGTCCGCGCGATCGCGCTGCTGGAGAACCTGCAGCGCGCCGACCTCAGCCCGCTCGAGGAGGCGCAGGCCTTCGACGCGCTCCGCCGCCTCGACGCGGAGCGCTGGACCACCGCCGCGATCGCCGAGCGCATCCATCGCAGCCAGCGTTTCGTCCAGCAGCGGCTGGCGCTGCTGAACCTCGACGATCCCGCCCGCGACGCGCTGGCCGAGGGCCGCATCGGCATCGAGCAGGCCCGCTCGCTGTCGAGCGAGCCGCCCGAGCGGCAGCGCGAGCTGCTCGACGAGCAGCCGCAGGACAAGGCGAAGCGCAAGACACCCGAGCCCGCGCCCGACGAGGACGCCGAGGCCGAGCGCGCGCGACAGCGCGAGGATGAGGCCGCGTTCTACCGCCAGCTCCAGGACGCGATGGCCGGCGGCACGCTGGTCGACCTCCTCGCCGCCTTCATGATCGCCGAGATCGTCGCCAATGATGGCGTGCCGGAGCAGGCTGCTCGCCTGCTGGGCTTCGAGACGCCGCCCGACGACAGCGAGGAAGGCGCGATCCACGCCATCTGGCGCAACCTGGCCGGCCAGCTCGCAGAGCGGCTGGCGCAGGGCGCCTCGATCTTCCTGGTCGAGGCGCTGCGCGCTGCGCAGGAGCAGCCGCTGCTGGCCGAGCTCGCCGACCACTACGGCGTGCCGGTTCCGCAGCATTGGGCACGCGGAGGCGCGGAGGAACAGGGTTCCGAGGCCTGAGGCCCGGAGCGGCCGACCCGGGCGCCCGGCCGATCAGGCGTCCGACCCACGAAAGAGAAAGGGGGAAAGCGGTTCAAGGAGGCACGGCTGAACAGGCGCAGGCGGCCGGGTTCCCCCAACCCCGGCCGCCACTCCTCCGCAACCGCGAGCCAGCATGACGGACACCAAAACCTGCCGACACCCCGTCGCTCGCCGCACCGTTGTGCCCGGAGAGGGCGAACGCTGCGAGATCTGCGGCACCAGGACCGGATCGTCGTCGCTACGCCCGTCGACGGCGCTGGCGCAGTTTTCCAGGCTGGTCGCTGAGGAGCTGCTCGCCGAGCGCCTCCGCCAGGTCAACGCGGAGGGCTACGACGCCGATCACGACGATGTGCACGACCGGGACGAGCTGGCTCTGGGCGCCGCGTACTACGCGCTGCCCGCAAGCGTCAGGCAGTGGATGGACGGCAACGACGTCAAATTGTGGCCGTTTGCCGACGAAGCCAAGTCCGAAGACCGACGCCGAGATCTGATCAAGGCCGGCGCGATGATCGTCGCCGAGATCGAGCGGCTCGACCGCGCCATGGCGGGCGCGGCCGCTGCCGAGGTTCCCGACGACCGCGACGATCGCCAGCAGCTCGTCTACGAATGGGCACTTCGCTGCTTCGGCGAGCGCTCCATGACGCTGCCGGAGCGCGCAGCCAGGGTCCTCGAGGAGGCGATCGAGCTGGCCCAGGCCGAAGGCCTCTCGCTGGAGGCTTGCGGTGATCTCGCCCGGTTCGTCTACGCGAAACCGGCCGGCGATCCTGCCCAGGAGGTCGGCGGCATAGCCGTCACGCTGCTCTGCTACTGCCAAGTGAAGGGCCTGTCAGGCGAAGCTGCCGAGGTCGCCGAGATCCGGCGCGTTCTGTCGAAAACCCCGGAGCACTTCGCCGAGCGCCATGCCGTCAAGCGCGCGGCGGGAGTGGCCGCCTGATGGCCGGCAGCCTCAACCGCGCCACGCTGCTGGGCAATCTCGGGCGCGACCCCGAGAGCCGGGCCCTGCAGGACGGCACCAAGGTGGTGACGCTGTCGCTCGCCACCTCGGAGACCTGGACGGACAAGCACTCGGGCGAGAAGAAGGAGCGCACCGAGTGGCACCGGGTCGTCATCTTCAACGAGCGCATCGCCGAGACCGCCGACAAGTACCTGAAGAAGGGCTCCAAGGCGCTGGTCGAGGGCCAGATCCAGACCCGCAAGTGGACCGATCAGGGCGGCCAGGAGCGCTACACCACTGAGATCGTCATCGGCCGCTTCAGCGGCCAGCTGCTGCTGCTCGGCGACGGCCGGGCCGGGCCGCCCCCGGCATCGGGTGCCGACGAGTACGGCCGCGCTGGGGCCGGCGCCGGCGCGCCGCGGCCCAGCGGCGGTGGCGGGGTCGGCAGCGAGCTCGACGACGACATCCCGTTCTAGAGGGCGCCCGATGATCCTCGTCCCCGAGATCGAGACCGTCGTCCTGCTGGTGCCGCGCACGGGCTCCGGCACGCTCCGCCGCGCCATCCTGGCGACCTATCCCAGGGCCATGATGATCTATCGGCACATGGAGGCGGACGGCGTGCCGGCGGGCTACGACCACTGGCGACGGCTCGGCGTGGTGCGGCATCCGGTCGATCGGCTGTGGAGCCTGTACAAGTTCCTGCAGCTCTTCTCCGGCGACCACGATCCGGCCTACATCGCCGCCATGCGCGAGAGCGTCGCGCGGCCCTTCGATGACTGGCTGCTGCACAACGAGACGGTCTTCACGTCGCCCTACGATAGCGCCGGCTGCGGCCGCTTCTGGCCGGGCTACACCGTCCGCCACCCGCTGCCGGAGAACCGCAAGAGCCAGTTCCTCTACCTCCGGCCGGACCTCGGCACCCAGGTCTATCCCTACGAGGAGTTGCGCTGGGTCGCCGGCGACCTGCTCGGGCTGTCGCTCGACCTGCGGCCTCGGCACAACGCCTCGGGCGGAGACCCGCCGCCGGCCCTCTCGGCCGGCGCCGCGGCTTATGTGCGGCGCGTGTTCGCCTGGGATTTCGAGGCGGCAAGCCGGCGCGTCGTGCGCCCCATCCCGTTCTGATGACGGCAGGCATCGAACGTCCCGTTCGCGCCGTGGTCGACGGCCAATACGGCTTCGCCTACCTGGTCGACGCGACGGGCCGGAAGATCGCCACGATCTACGGCAGCGCGGCCGCCAGGCGAGCGCGCGCCATGCTGATCGCCGCCGCGGTCAACCGAGCGACGGTGGCCGACTTCCTGTCAGGCGAGCTCGCCACCGAGATGGCGCCGCCGGCCGAGCCGGCGGCCGCCGAGACGAAGGAGCAGCTCGCCGCCGAGATCCTGGCGCGATTCCGCCCCGACCGCGGCGCCTGGCGCATCGACGGGCGCGCCGTCCGCGGGGACGCGATGCGGCTGCTATGGCGCCGTCTCGACTGGCAACAGGCGCGGCTCGACTGGGGCCCGTCGCCGGCCGGCAACCCGGGCCCTTACTGGCACGTGCCGATGCGCGAGCCGCCGGACGACATAACGCTGCGCCATGGCTGGGAGGGCACCGTGCACCGCCTCTATCCGCTCGGCCGCCGCGCCGACGAGGCGCGCGCCCTTCGCGTCGCCGAGCTGAAGGCCGGACGATGAGCGCCGCGATCGACGCCGGCTTCGTCCGAGAAGCCCTCAGGCGCCGCCATCCCTCGCAGGAATATGCGCTCTTCTTCGAGGTCGCCGACGCCACCGGCGCCCGGCACCGCCGCTGGGCCGACGCCGTCGCGATGAGCCTGTGGCCGTCGCGCGGCCTCGTGCTCGACGGCTTCGAGATTAAGGTGTCGCGGTACGACTGGCTGCGCGAGAAGGCGGCTCCCGAGAAGGCCGAGACGATCGCCCGCTACTGCGACCGCTGGTGGATCGTCTCGCCGCACCAGGTGGTCGAGGAGGGCGAGCTGCCGGACGCCTGGGGCCACCAGGTCGTCTACCCGGATGGCGACATCATGATCGCCAAGCACGCCGTGCGAAACAGCGAGCCGGCGCCGATCGACCGGATCTTCCTCGCCAGCCTGCTGCGCAGCGCCGGAAAGGTCGATAGCGACCTGATCGCCCGCCGGGTCGAGGCCGAGGTCAAGCGCCGCCGCGAGGACGACGAGAAGGATCTCGAGTACCGCATCGAGCGCGCCCGCGGCCGCGACAAGATGGCCGGCGAGCACCTGGCGAAGATCGAGGCGGCCCTGAAGGCGGGCGGCGTCGACACCGACCTGGAATGGACCTCGAGCGACGAGCTCGCGGCCGCCGTCGCCGTCGTTGTGAAGGCGAAGCTGTTTAGCAGCTATTCGGGCCTGCCCGAGCTGCACGCGTCGATGCGCACGGTCGCCGGCGAGCTGCTGCCCAAGCTCGAGGAGACGCTGACCGCCCTCGGCGTAGCGCTTCCCGATCCGAAGGGAAGCCTCCTGTCCCGGCAGATCCGGCGGCATCGCAAGAAGCCATGAGCAAGCGCGAGCACCTCGAGGCGATCGCCGCCGCGCTGCGCGGCTATGGCGCCACCGACATCGCGATCGAGCGCGGCGGCAAGCACCGCCGCATCACCTTCGCCTTCGCCGGCCGAGAGCACTTCTACGTGCTGCCGGGCAATCTCGGCGGCTACCAGGCCGCGGTCGAGAAGTGCCTCGGCGACATCCGCCGCATGCTCGACCTCGGCAAGCCGCCGGCGGCGCACCGGGGCCGGCCGCGCCGGCGCCGCCGCGCGCGGCGCCAGCCTGCGCCCTGCCCGCCGATCACCGTCCGCGAGGATCCCTGGCGGCCGCTGGCCGCCCACCCGGCCCTGTCGCCGGAGCAGCGCGCCCGGGCGGCCTGGGAGGCCTGGTGGCGCTTCTGGCGCGCGTCGATGCACGCCGCCACCGGCCGGGAGACGCCGTGGTGACCGAGCCCGCGCCGCGGCCGCCGGAGACGTCGCCGCCGCTCACCCCGCGCGAGACGATCCACGAGCTCGCGCGCGTGGTTGCCCGCATGCTTGCCAGAGAGCATCATCACATTGCGGAGGATAGACGGCCGCGCCCGGAGGACTGCTGATAGCTGGGGATGTGCTATGTCGGTTGATGAGGTCCCGAGTCCTGCTCCGAAACCGCTCTGCTTCGTAATTGGGCCGATAGGAAAAGCCGGCTCCGAAACGCGGAAGCACTCTGATCTGCTGCTACATGCGGTTATCAAGCATGTGCTTGAAGCGGTCGAGTTTTCATTTCAGGTCAAGCGTGCCGACGAAGATACCGATCCCGGGATGATCGGCGATCGGGTCATTTTGGACCTCCGCGACGCCGATCTTGTAGTGGCTGACCTCACAGACCTGAACCCAAATGCCTTCTATGAGTTGGGCATACGACATTCCACTTTGAAACCAACAATCCATGTTGCTAAGGCGGGAACGCTCCTGCCTTTCGATAATGTGAGTCACAGAGCTATTTTCGTTGATCTCTCGGACTGGCGCAGCATAGAGGAAGCCAGACAAACTCTTGCCAAGTTGACGAGACGAACGAAGGAACCTGACTTCCGCGTTAGTAATCCCATCACTCAGGCGAACGCTAGTTTTGCTCTGATGAAAAGCGATGATCCAAGAGACGTCACGATTGCCAACTTGATGACTCGGGTGGAGGCCCTGGAGCACCGGTCAATCCGGGAATACTCGGAAACCCGAATGCGATCAGAGCCGACCAATATTCTGACTCCCGACCGTCGTTTGAAACTCCTCAGGTTCGCTCAAGGCAGCATTGATAGGGGAAGGCCGATGCCGGATATCTTGGCAAGCATAGCGAGTTACTTGGCGGACAGAGGCATGGATGTCGCAAATCTTGTCCAATCCGAAAGTAATATAGTCGTTTCCTTTATGAATGGATCGGAGGACTTAGTCATACCGATTGTACAACAGACGAAAAAACCGAACTCGGAAAAGTAGTGCGCGCCGCCATCTACGCCAGATACTCAAGCGACAATCAGCACGAGCGCTCGATCGACGACCAGGTCCGGCTGTGCCGTGACCACCTCGGGCGGCTGGGCGGCGAGGCGGTCGGGGTCTATGCCGACTATGCGCTGTCGGGCGCCCATCTCGGCAGCCGGCCGGAGGCGAATCGCCTGCTGCGGGACGCCAAGGCCGGCCTGTTCGACGCGGTGATCGCCGAGGCGCTCGACCGCCTCAGCCGCGACCAGGAAGACATCGCCGCCATTCACAAGCGACTGCGCTTCGCTGGCGTCACGCTGATCACCGTCGCTGAGGGCGAGGTCAACGAGCTGCATGTCGGGCTGAAGGGCACGATGAACGCGCTCTTCCTGAAAGACCTGGCGGCCAAGATCAGGCGCGGTCAGGCCGGCCGGGCGCGCGAGGGCCTGTCGGCCGGCGGCCTCTCCTACGGCTACGAGGTCGTGCGCGAGCTCGACGCGCGTGGCGAGCCAATCCGGGGCAAGCGGCAGGTAGTGGAGCGGGAGGCCGCGGTGATCCGCCGCATCTTCGCCGAGTACGCAACCGGGCGCAGCACCAAGGCGATCGCGGCGGGGCTCAACCGCGACGGCATTCCCTCGCCCACCGGCAAGGCCTGGGCCGGCAGCACCATCACCGGCAACCGCAGCCGCGGCAGCGGCATCCTCTACAACGAAGCCTATGTCGGCCGGCTGGTCCACAATCGGACCGAGTTCGTGAAGGACCCCGAATCGGGACGGCGCATCAGCCGGCCGCGGCCGGAATCTGACTGGATCCGCGCCGAGGCGCCGCACCTGCGCATCGTCGACGACGAGACCTGGGCGGTCACCCGGACCGTCCTGGCCCACTACAGCGCGCTCGGCGGCATCACGCACCGGCGCCGGCCGAAGCGGCTGTTCTCCGGGCTGCTGCGCTGCGGGGTCTGCGGCGGGGGCTACACGATCCGGAACGACGACCAGCTTGCCTGCAGCGGGCACCGGGAGCGCGGCAACTGCGGCAACGGCCGCACGATCCGGCTGGCCGAGGTCGAGCGGCGCGTGCTCGACGGCATCCGCCGCGAGCTGCTCGAGCCCGACGCGATCGCGGTCTTCCTCACCGAGTACCGGGCGGAGATGAAGCGGCTGCGAGCAAGCTCGCGCCAGCGCCGGAAGGTCGCCCAGCAGCGCCTGGCGGAGGTCAAGCGCCTGCTCAACGCCATGGTCGACGAGGTGATGTACGGCCAGGTCCGCCTGCTCACGGTCGCCGACCGCATGCAGGCCCTGGAGACCGAGCAGCAGCAGCTCCAGGCCGAGCTCGCCGCCATGGACGCCGCCGAGCGCGACCAGGTGGTCGAGCTGCACCCGGCCGCGGTCGATGCCTACCGCAAGGCCGTCGACGACCTGCAGGCCGCGCTCGCGGCCGACGCACCGGCCCGCGAGCAGGCAGCGGCGATCTTGAGGCCGATGATCGAGAAGATCGTGATCTCCCCGCTCGAGGAGCGCGGGCGGGTCGCCCTCGTCCTCCATGGGAGGATCGCCGAGCTGCTCAACCTGCCGAACCGGAACGAAGGGCGTCCGCCTGACGCTGTACGGCTGGTAGCGGAGGAGGGATTTGAACCCCCGACACACGGATTATGA